AGTTCGGTCTCAGCATCAAGACCATGGATAGCCTTGAGGTCTTGTGCGAGTTCTAGCGAGTACTCAGCCTTGAGGGCGCGTGACTTTGCAGTAACGGTAACTTTCTCAATCGAGAAGCCCATTTCGCGGAAGTGGTTGCCTGAACCATCGCCAAGTGCTTCCGACTGAGCAGTGGTCATACCTTGACCACCTTGGGTATATGTGCCACTGTCATTTAGAAGACCAGGGTTTGAACCAGTCTGATCGTTAGAAGCGAGTGAGTCACCGCTATTCTCTGACGAATGCTCGGTGTCTGCCTCGTTGAAGAATGCCTCAGTACCTGAACCAACAGTGCGGTTGGTGCCATACATTGAGCGCATTGCGAAGATGAGTCCAGTAGGACCAGTCATTGGCTGAACACCGCAGATGTCATAAGCAATGAGCTTAGGCATCGAACGACGGATTAGGCTGATTAGAACGGGGTCGAAACCTGCGACAGGACCTGTTGCGGTTGAACCACCTGAATAACCAGTACCACCTAGCGAGTTAGTAGGGGCAGCCTCGTTGAGGATACCACGCTCTTCGCGTAGGAATTTTTCTTGGTTTTCTAGCAGGACGGCAGTGACGGCTTTCTTGTAAGAATCTTGAATTTGAGGAAGCTCAGAATGATTCAGTACAGGTGCCCACTTTTCCTGCAGATGCTCGGACATGAACATTGCGTTTCTCCTTAGTGTGTGCGTTTAATTATTTATAAAATGTTATTGTTTTGCCCAACGGCCAAGTGCAGTTACATATCTAGACATGCTCTCAGTGAGATGTTCAGATTCAACTGGTTCTTCCGTTGATGTTTCTTCCACCGATCCAGCTGTAGCAACAGGGGACTTATGGAAGTACGACTCTTTCAATACTGAAAGTTTTTCTCTAAAAGTACCTTCTGTTTCAAAGGTAATACCTTCAGCAAGTGAGGCGAGCTTCTCTTTTTGGGCTTCTGATAGACCTACAGAAACCTCAGCCACAATTCCATTCTTGATATAGCCGCCAAGCTTTTTATTAAGCTCAACGTTTTTATCGATCTGCTCGTTTAGTTTCGACTCCATAATATCTAGTTGGTCAGTCAACTCAGAAAGAATTTCCTGGGACTCAGGAACTTCTACATTATATTGATTAAAGACACCCTTGATAGCTGACATGAAGCTCTCAGAGATTTCTTCTTTAATTCCATTTTCGATGGCTAGTTCATTCTTCTCCATCCATTGCTCAGCAACGTAGGTTAGATAACCATCTACTTTCTCAGCTAATTCAGCTTTGAATGTTTCAACTTCTTCTTCTAGAACTTGTGCATATTGTTCATGCATTACTTCTAGTTGCTCGTTGAGTTTAGTGGTGATTACAGCTTCAAAGATTGTTTTAGCTTTTGACTTAAACTCTTCGGTAAGATCTTCACCACCTACAAGAGCCTCTAGATCTTCATCTAGATTGAAGTCGTAAGTCATTTCTGACTCAACTTCTTCAAATGTTGGGCTCTTCTTGATGTCGTCTTGTTCATCACCTGAAGCTGCGGAAGGTTTCGTGGATAGAGTCTTGCTGCCTTCATGCGACATCCTAGCAGCTACCTTCTTACCAATCGACTCAGAATCAGTGGGCTTGTATGTTTTTACATCAGGACCACCGATATTCTCAACCGACTCACCACCTTCTAATTTAGGCATTTTTTCGCCAGGCTTGGCGCTCTTTGTTACTACGTTAGAACCTTCGTCAAGAATTTCTTCTTGAGTTTCTAGTTCTGATACGTGTTCATCTTGATATGGCATTTGAACGTTCTCCGTATAGAAACTAATTATTTCTGTAATTATTTATATATTTATAAGTTTTTAAGAAATCTCTCAAAAGCTTTGAGTTTTCTTTCTTCAATTTGGAATCTAGTTGACTCACTAATATAGGTTTTAATTTGACTAATCTCTACTTCTTTTAGAAGTCCAGACTCCCATACCCACTCTTTTCCTTCCATGATGCCTTCAACAAAAGCGTCTGGGGCAGAAGGATCTGCTACGATGTCAGCAGCAGTTGCGAGCATGAAATCATCTTTCACATAGTTAACTCCATTCTTAAGTTCCAGACTGCCCATGCCTCTGGATGAAACTCCAAGTTTTACACCTTCATCGAGTAATGATTTTGCAACCTTACCCATAGGTGTCTCTAGGAGTTTTGCTTTTCCTATAAAATTAGCTCCCTCTTTTTTAAGAGAAATAATTTTATGGGAAACTCTATCTAAATTGATAGTTGGACCTTCAGGGTGGCCAAGTTCTCCAAGAGCTCTTCCTTTATCAATGAAAGATTCAGTATATTTTTGAACCTCTCTTTCAAGGACAGTAGATGGATATACTCTACCGTTTCTATTTCTAATATCTCCTTGCAAAAAGATACCTTCAATAAAATAATTTTTAGCTCCAGATTCGGAAGCTTCAGTTAAAACATTAATCTCTTCTATTTGTTCAGTGATTAGTTTCATTCTTCTTCCTCCTCTTCGGTTGAAATTGAACCCATTTCTCTAGCAAAAACTTCCGTTTTTCTATCTTCGATTCTTTCATATACTCTTTGTGAAATAGAGTCCATGATAGAATCAACAACATCTACAGAAGATTCATCTGTAAAAATTGAATTAATTATATCTTGTGAAGTAGTCATAAACGTTATCTCCAATTAATACTATTTAGATTTCTGCTCTTTTACGATCAGCAGGATCAATGTCACTCACTGGTTGCTGACCTGGGGAAGCAGGATTTGCACCCGTAGAAGTAGGATCAACACCTCCAGCAGGAGGAACGCCGCCCATAGCAGGATCCATCATCATCGCATTTGGATCCATAATTTTTCCATCTTTAAGTTCTTCTTCCATCTGTTTGTCAATTTCGACAATCTGTGCATCAGTTTGTTTTAGAATATCTCTTCTGATATATTCAAGAGAGAAGTATTTGCCTAGATATGGATCCATCATTGTTACAAGGTTCAGTCTTTCCTGCAACAACTCACTAGTTTTTAATTCATCAAAATGGTTGTCTGCAATGTAGTCATATTGAATATGTTCTTTGTACTGTTCCCACTCTTCTAGAGTGAGGATACCTTTTAGAACTAGTTGAGTCTTAAGAATATCGTGGAATAGTTCAGAGAACTTTTTACGTAAACGGTTGATGAACTTCTGAAACTTAAGTTCATCTCTAGTAATTTCACTCGCTCTACCAACGTTGAATGTTGTTTCTGCTTCAAGTCTTGAGGAAGGAACGTTGAGTGCCTTGAATAGTTTCTTCTGAAAATATTTAACGTCTTCAAGTTCTCCGAGGTTTTGTCCACCAGGAAGAGTAGTGATTTCTGTACCTCTACCACCTTCTCTTCTAGGAAGCCAGAAGTCCTCAAGCATTGACATTACTTTACGGTCATCTCGGATCTCACCAGTCTGAGCATCATAGACCATCTTATTTCTGTAACGAGACATTACCTCTTTTAGATATTGTTCTGCTTTAATTTTTGGTAGATTGCCTACGTCAATGTAAAAAATTCTACGTTCTGGTGCTCTTGAGATTCTATAGATAACCAGAGAGTCTTCAATCATGCGAAGTTGATTTACTGCCTTAATTGCCTTGTGTAAGTGAGACAGTACCATATTCTTATTGGAATCTAAAATTCCAGAATGAATATATGTGATTGCATCTGGAGCAATCTTAATCCCTGACATATCACCAGGTCTTAATCCTTTTTCATTGTAGATAAAGAATTCAGTAACTTTTGGTTGTTGGAATGAAATTCCTTTGCTTATATCTGTTGTTGCAGTCTGATCAGCACTTTTTGACTTATCAATTTCTCTGATCTTTCTAATGCATCGTGCATCAATATATTTTAATTCTTGAATACCTTCAGATGGTTTGTTAAAATCTATAACTTTATGATAATAGATTCTTCCGTCGATGTACCAACGTCTGAAAATTTCATATGCTCTGTTATCAAATTGAAGAAGTCTTTTTACTTCATCAAACTCTTCTCTGATAATATTTTTAATTTTATTACTTAACTCTAAATTCGCAAGGTTAATTTCAATAGGAGAATCATTGAAATCTCCACAAATAGTTTCATTTACAATGTCATCAATCGCTCCATCACATTCTGGGTATATTGCAATCTCTCTATATCTACCGATTAAATCATACTCATTTTTGGCAGTACCATCCATATCAAGGTACTGTCCGAAGTACCCACCACTAACAACAGAAGTAGCTCCATCTTCTTTATCCTTGGCAACAAAAGAAGGCCCCCTTTCGGGCGCCTTCTGTTTTCTTCCCAAAGAAAAACCAAAAAGTTTATCTTGCATTATAAAACTGCCCTAATGAATCTTATAAATGTATTTATAAGATTTTTAAATCAAGCAGTTTTGCCACCACCGTTATTATCGGAAGTAGCAGCGATTGGGGTCCACCACTGAACTTGTAGTTCAACAGTAAACTCTTCAACTGTATCGTTGGTATCGAAAGCAAGATCGATAGCACTTACGTTGGTTGGGAAAGTTCCATAGAACTTGTATGCCTTGATAGCATTACCCTCTCTGTTTAGTTGATGTACAACCATATCCTTCTGATAATCAGCTGGATTTTGTAGACCAACGTTTCTTACTGACTGGTTAATTGTATTAACCCATGTCTCAAAAGTATTTCTGAGAGCAAAGTTGGTATCGTTGATAACCGTAATTGTCCAAGGTTCAAATGTACGGTCTCCAGCAACCTTCAAAGTTCTTCCACGGAAAGGAACCTCGATGGTTCCTACCTGAGAAGCGGGAAGGTTTGCTGCCTTTACCATGAAGTAACCCAATCTCTGTAGAGTAGCAGCATTATTTGAACCTGCTGCAGTTAGAATTGCAGAAGGGAAATCAAGATCCACTCTGAATAGATTAGGACGGGCGCCTCCGCCCGTTAGGTTTGACTTGAAGTTTTGTAGGTTGAAAGCTGAGTTGTTAATCGCCATTGTTCGTTTCCTCCGTGTGTCTTATTAATTACGAAATGACTTCGCTGAAGTTAACACCAGTTCTCGTAGCAACGAAGGAAAGGGTGATGTAATTAATCGTTCTCGTTGGCTTGATGTAGATTTCTGCATAGAACTCACCACGATCAACTGATTCTGGTGGGTTGTTTCTGTCGTCACATACAACGAGGAAATCTTGTACACCTCTCTTACCTTGAACATCACGAAGGTATGGTTCTACAAGGTTACGGAATGTAGCTCTTGTAGCTTCATCATTGAGTTCAAATAGTTGTGTCTTAGCAGATTCACCAATGATTTTCTCAAGGGTGAGGAATAGTCTGCGGACGTTAATTCTATCGAACGCTGATGCAAATCCTTGTGCAGTTTTGTCTCCGAAGAGTACAGTACCTTGACCAGGGAAAGTTACAATTGGATTAACTCTATGTGAATAGAGAACATCTCTTTGTGCCTTTCTTGGATTGTAAGCAAGTTTTACAATGTTCTTGATGTTACCTCTGGTGAAACCAGCTGGTGAGTACCAAGCTTCATTAGTAATTGTTGTCTCTAGGCAAAGACCAGCAATATCAGAGTTGCAAGCCATGTATCTGTAAGTATCATTGTACTTATCGTACATGTACTTGTAACCAGAATCAAAGATGGTGTAAGAAGAACTTGCAAGACCATCAAAGAAAGTTACGATATTCTTGGTAACTTTATCTGCATCTGCAATGTTTACTACATCTTCTTTTCTAGGTGAAATGAAAGCAAGGCAATCCTTTCTAGCATTTACGATTGAAATGATGTGAGCAGCCTTAGCAGCAGAATCATCTCCCATTGATGGACCCATTAGGATGAAGTCAACATCTTCTGTTTCTGGATCTGCAACCAGGTCATAACCTTGAGTTACATAACTTAGTTCGGTATCATAATCCTGATAACCACCCTCAAAATTATAGTTGAGTGAAGTTACCTTAGTAGCGCCCTCGGCACCCTCATACTTAATAAGATCGAACTTGGTATCTGCATCTAGACCCCAAGCGCCATCGGCAGCACCATACTCCCAAAGATGTGTAGTTTCATGTTCAGCAAACCATAGGTATGATGACTGAGCATTTACTACATCTTTATAGTAGTTATTTTGACCTTCTACTCCTCTACCACCTGCTGCTTTTGAAACAAACAGATACTTTTCTAGAAGTGTATTTGGATTTCCAGTGATCTTACCATCAGCATCAAAAACTGCAATGTGCATCTCATCATTTCTACCACCTCTTTGTGATACAAACTGTGATGTTCTTGGTCTTTGTGCTAAAGTAACCCACTTAAGTCCAGGATATAGTTCTGATTGCTCATATGCATCGTCAACATCAGCAATGTTGTATGCTTCTTCATTCGCATCTTCTACATCTTGATCAGCTAAGAATAGTTGTGAATCTTCGTCTAGAACTACATATAGAGCTCTATCGATAGCACCAACAGTACCCTTAGCAGTAGCTGTTGCCTCGTTAGTACCTACAAAAATTACTTCTCCAGGTGTAACCGCTTTTCCAGATAGACCTACTACAGATAGAGTTCTTGTTGATCTTCTCCAACCAGATACAGTACCTGTGGTGGTGTTTACACCATCAACTACTTTAACAGTATCTCCTACTTGGAAATTTGCAATAAGATTTGTAGCTTTTAGAGTAAAGTCAACAACATAATTGTAAACTCTACCTTCAGTTCCAGTTCCTGAAGTTACAACTGCATGATCTACAAACTCTGGTTCATCTGCTGTGTTTAGTGGCTGACTTAGGTGTAGAAGTTGATCAGCACCAGCGTCAGTCATATAAACTCTAATTGAGTTGTTGAGTTCACCAGGATCTCTGGCTACCCAATTAAATAGGTTCGCTGAACCTTCAATGTTTGTTTGATAATCATCAAGATTTCTAATCTTGGGTCCTAAACCTTTAATAGTTACAACTACTGGATCTCCTTCGGTTGGGACATATCCATCTCCACCGCTTACTACAGAAATAGTTGAAACTTCTCCTTCTTCGATTGTAACACTTAAGATAGCTCCAGAACCACCACCGCCAGAGACAGTTGCGATTGCATTTGAGTATCCAGATCCACCAGATGTTACTTCAACTTCTGAAATAGAACCTGTTGCAACAGTTGCGGTTGCTGTAGCTCCTGTTCCAACAACATTAGTAGCATTTGTAATGAGTTCAGAGTCAACTCTGATTACTCTTAAAACACCACCATATTGTAGGAAGTTAGCTGCAGTATACCAGTATTCATAATTTTGTGAATTTGGTTTACCGAAGATTTCAACAAGTTGTCTTTCATCGGTAATTGTTACGGGAAAATTGACTGGTCCTTTCGCAAAAGGTCCAACAACTACTCCCACGTTGTCTAGAGTTGGGTTAGAAGTAGTTGTTAAGTCTACCTCCCTGATAACCACTCCAGGCGAAAATTGTGGTGCTGCCATATGTTTCTCCTTAAGATATTGAGTGTATCTCTACAAATTATTTATATTTTTGCTTTCTTTCATTGGGGAAACGGTGCATGAACATTTTACCAGTCAGGATATTCCCATTTAACTGATAAGGATTTCCCTTTTCTATTATCTTGTATTCTTTTTATAGTACAACTTTTACATTCATAAGAATATGACGACAATAAATCATATCTATTTTTTCTAATTTTATAAAACGAATCCATTAAATCTTTTACCTCCCCACAAGATCTACATTTTCTTTCTGTTAAAAGTAAATGCTCTGTTGCAAAAGATTCTTCTACATCCATCATCTCCATTCCCACATATATGCTCTAGTTCCATATTCATCTACATGCCATCTATCTCCATCCATATCAACAAAACTATCATCTTCTAGTCCATCAGAAATAAATCCAAATGGTGCCATATCTTGATCTATTTGATTCTTTTGTTCTTCATAAATTCTTTTACGAACATCATTATCAGTCATCTCTTTGAAGTATGGTTGCATTGCTAACCAAGAGAAGATCACAAGACACATTGATAAGTCATCATTACAACCTTCTTCTGCTTCAAATGAATTATTACGCTGGACAAACGTGGTCAATTCACTTATAATATCGTAGTCATTGATAATCAGTTTGTCTTCTTCAATCATGGCTTTTAGGTTTGAACATCCAACTTTCTTTACAGCCGATGTCATGCGAACTCCAAGCATAGATTTCTTACCACTAAATCCAGAACCAACAATCTGACCAGCACGACCTCTCATCGCACACATTAAAAGGTTGTCATATTCTAGATCAAAGTGTAGAATGTTAGCAACTTGATCTCCAATATCATTAATTTCTATCAAACAATATGCCTTATTGTATGCCTTTGCAACATCAAAAATTATGTTTGGAAATAACATAGGTTTGATCTCGTTATTTTTATATTTGGCAACAACTCTATAAGGAACAGTTGTAATATCTATTACAGTAAAAGCGGAGTAATCATTGTTTGTTCCACGGGATACATCAACAGTTAAAATGTAATCATGTTTAGATTGTGGAGACTCATATACATCTAATCCATTATTTGTTCTTGACAATGGATCCTCATAAACAAGGATTTTAAGTTTTGATGATGAAATTAAAGTATCAGATGATCCAAGGAAGTCGCATTCAAATTCCTGTTGGAACTGTTGTGCTGACGTGTTTGCAATAGTTTGTTCTTTCCATTTTGCATCTCTACCAGGAACTTCAGACCAGTGAACTTCTGTGGGAACATATTCGTTTCTTTTTCTTTCGGCATTATGCCAAATTTTATGAAAATGATTCATACCCTTTGGGGTGGAAACGATAATAACCTTTGTAGAACTACCAGATGAAATAGTAGGATACACCGACGAGAAAAACTCATCAGCAATATGGTTTGGAATGAACGCAAATTCGTCCAAGAAAATAATGTTGAATGACATACCTCGGACAGCAGAAGCAGATGTAGATGCTGCAAGGATCTTAGATCCATTCTCTAATTCTACTGATCCTCGGTTCCAAACTAGAACTCCCTGTTGTAACCACATAGGAAGATTCTCATATGCAAGTTGCAACCTACCTAATAGTTCTCTAGCAGTTGCAGCCTTGTTTGCAAGAATACCAATGTTAACAGAATCATTGAATAATGCGTAATGCAATAGATATGAAATAACTGTTGTAGATTTGCCTGTCTGTCTAGGCATTTTACAGATATTAAATCTATTGTTATGGAAATTATTAATTAATTTTTCTTGAAAAGGATACATATCAAAGGGAACTAAACCCTCATCAAGAGATACAATTTGAATATAATTTTTTGCAAAATAGACTGGATCTGACTTACATTTAATATATTCACTTACTTGTTCTTGAGTAAATTCAATAGGTACATTAGCCCTTTTTAATTTAGGATTACCTAAGTAAACTTCATTGGGATTCATTCATTCCACCATCCTTCTTCTTTATGTATCCAAACTTTTAAGTCCTTAACATACCTTCTCAATATCCATGCTTGTTGTTGATGCCAATAATCACCCGTTTTTAAATAAAGTCGGGTGTGATTATCTATTGCTTTGAGTATTTGGTGGATTGGAGCATTCCAACACTCCCTATCTGGAGTATTCCATTCTCGTGGCACGGTATTACAAGCGAATGAACTTCATTATATCTAAAGTATTCTAATTGGCATTGTCCAGGACTTATCTCGACATAACCAACAATAACAAAGGCAATCAAGTCAATCATTTTTTCTTACCACCATTCTTTGCTTTTTTAGCAGTGGCATTACCTTGATTTTGCTTAGAGTTTTTTTGTCCCCCGGCAGAACCTTTTTTACCCTTGTTTGCTGACTTTGCCATCTTTTTGTACAGTTGATAACTTATTATTTATAATTCATCAACAAAACTTTGTAAGTGACTTAACCTTTGTTCCCAACCATCTCCTTTAGTTGTTCCTTTGGATGGATTAATGCAACTATCATCTCCAAATTTATCACACACTAAACTTGCAAGTTCGGTTTCATTACCTTTTTTATTTGTGCCAGCCCAGTAGTGTTGACCACCGATCCAGCAGGCCCCACATTTAGGGCAGGTTTTGGTATCCATTGAGTCTTACCTTGATACGGTAATGATATTATATATGCAAATTAATGTTTGTCAAGTAACAAATTATATAGTTTTGTCAGCAATTCCACGCACGAAGAGATTTATTTATACGTGAATCTGGATCGTTTGCAGTTTTTGCACTAGTTAGTTTCTTTTTCATACCTGACATTCTAGCGCAAAAAGATTTCTTACGTGGCCCACCTTCAGGTTGAGGTGCCTTTAGATCAGAACCAGGATTCTCTCTTTCATAAGATTTACGTCCTTTCTCATTGAGACCACCAGACTCTGACTTACCTTCTTTACGTTGCCATGCGGCAACTTCTTTAATATATTCTCCAAATGAAAGAGTCTCAGTTTCTTCGTAATTAGTTCTAAGGTACATTGCAGCTGCATTTAGGTTGTGAGTTGCAAGTGCTAACTTTGCTTGAACCCAACCAGGGAGTTGGTAGTCTGGAGACTTGATGGTTTCACGAAGCATTTTAATGTAGAGTTCAATCTCATCAAGTTGACCGAGTGCCATCGCACCTTCATCATCTTTCTCAGTGCCATTATTAATAGCAATGTGATTTTCTCTTAGTTTTTTCTGTGCCTTTTCGTATTCTCTGTGTGCTCTATTCCTTGCAGTTTCTGCATCGGAAGGACTCTTGCCTGCTTTAGTTGCAGCTGCATGTGCCTCATCTCCAGCAGCCTTCTTTTTAGCAGCATGGTCAGCAAAATGTTGTGCAACTTTATCTTGTTTCTGAGTATTTGAAATAACTTCAGAAGAGCTTACTCTCTGTTTTACAGAACCAAATCTTGCTCTGCGAGCATTACCAGATGATACATTTTCTTTGATGGGTTTCTTCTTTTCCCATTCCTGTTTAAGTTGCTTTTCCATTGATAGTAAATGCTTATAGTAATCGGGAAATTCTGCAATATGTTGAAGAGCAATACCATATGCTGCTTTGTGATCAGTAACATGTTCTCTTTCGACTGTGGATCCAACCTCAGCTTGACGAATCACATAATCAACTGAAACACCATGTTTCTTAGCAATTTCTTGTTCGGTAGGTACTCTCTTCTTCATGATCAACCACCAACGATCTGAACTTCAGTGATGTGTCCAACTGCAGCACCATTACCATCAGGTTTTACTGAAAACTTGATTGAATTTGATAGAGTTGCAGTTCCAGTAAAGTCTGAATATGTAGATGAATTTAAAGAAACTGTAATCGAAGTATCAGTTACAGCAGTAACATCCAAGTGTGCAATTCCAGTATTGTAATCAGTTACAGAAGATCCAGTACATGTTACATAGTCACCAACTCTAAATGGATGTGATGGTTTTCTTCCATCCTGATCCATAGTGATAATAGTATCAGTTGCACCTTTTGTAATTGATGTAATTTTGCCTCTCTTAGGCATGGCACATTTTACCAATTCTGATGAGTTTGCTGGAACATGAAAATCATTTCCTGCAACTGCTGTTGGATTGCCACCCCAAGCAACATGAATGTTATCTTTAGCATCTGCACAAAAACGATATACGCCAGTATTTACAATGGATGCTGTTGATTGGGATGCAAGTCCACCAGTGCAAGATATTGCAGCAACATTCTGTACAATTTTTAAAACGGACATATTAAACTCCGAAAATAATTTTTTCCTATATTTTATTTATCTTCAGAAGTTTTTTGTTGTTTAATTAACTTCTGAAGTTCTGCAGTAGATCCTACAAATAGTGCATTAGTTACACTAGTTGGTCCCTTTCTTGGTTTCTCATCAATATCTTTCATTTTCTTTTGAAGATCAATTAACTTATCGGTAATGTCAGCGACATTTTTAATACCTTGAATTGCAACTTCATAGGCTCTAGGATGATCAGTGTTTTGTGCAACTTCTAACGCACCCTGAATAGCCTCTTGACCCTTTTCAATTAGATCATATAATTGACCTCTAGTATAATCATAATCTTTTGTTATATCTTGTTTTGTTTTTGGATCAACTGTAGTTTCCTCTACAGTGTCTTCAGTTTTTATTATCTCAGAAGGCATATCAAAAACCTCATCTAATTTATCAAATGTACTCATAGATCTTCATCTGTTCCAGTTTCAGGATCCCACTTTTTATTATCAGTAAATTCTGCAAATATTTCATTAAATCCAAAATCATCATCTGGGTCTGCATCTAATGGATCTGGTGTTGCAGTATATCTAATTTGTCTAGGAGCATTTACTGTATCTACAGTAGTATAAGTATCTGCTTGTACTTTTTTGATAACTTTCTGATCTGTGATTGGACCATATAGATAAGTCTTTGCTGTAAATGTTAGGTTGTAAATTATAGACCTTCTCTTTTCAAAATCTCCTTCATAATCATCTTCATATGAAATGGAGTTTAAAACTACAGGCACATCTTTAACTTCACCCATTTCATTAATTAAGTTAATACTAATATTAAAAGATGGTTGAAAATAGGGTAAAATTTGTTCAAGGATTTGAATACCATCATCATTATTTTTTGCAATAATAGATAATTCAAATTCAACATTATAAGGAACAGGCATGAACTGTTTCTTAGTTTTTGTATTGTCTGTTGGATCTACAGATTTTATAGTTTGAATGGGAGATACTTTTCTTGAAGGATCATATGAAAAACCATTTACCTCAAAAGAAATTCTTGGTAAAGTGATTTGAATTTTTTGATTGAGATTTGGTTGTTCTCTAAGTCTCGATAAAAACTTTTGTTTTGGTCCATAAGCAAGAGGAACTTTCATACTCTGGATGGTTCCATCTTCGGCAGATCTTCTCAGTTCAATGTTATTAAACAGAGTTCCAAAACCAATAATTGTTTTTCTTATAATTTCGTGATATACATAAGTGCCTAACATTAGAACGATCCTCCCATATCTCCATATTCACCAAATGGATTGTTTTCTGAAAAGTCAAGAATAAGATTTCCTTGATCCTCAAAGTATTTATTCATTGCCCAATCTATCTCTTCAGTTTCAAACGATTGAGTAGAATAATTTGCAGATACTGTCCAAATAGCTCCGCTCGTACCACCAGTTAATACATCAGATGCACTTAAATCTCCAGATTTTCTAGATATCTTTAACTCTCTAGTTGCTGGATTCCATGCAGCTACTTCTGCAGTTACTGATGGAGTCTCATTATTACTGATTGTTTCTCCAACTGTAAAGTTTCCAGTTCCTCCTGGCAGTAAAATATAACTTGAGATCACACCATATTCAGTCTCAACTTCATCAATTGCAGGATCACCAGTTTCAAAGTCTTCATGTGAGTATTCAAACAGTTCACATTTAAGTTCATATACAAAAGCTCCTAATGGATTTTGTAATTGGTAGAATGGTTTTTTATATTCAACATATTTGATTTCAAATAATTTTTGAGTTAGTGGGAAGTAGATTAAATCTCCCTCATTAGGCCTACCTTCAACTATTAATTCAGTGTTATCATCAACTTCCTCTTCAAATCTTTTTCTTGCAACTATAAATGTAACTTGATCAGTTACTCTAATTCCAAATTTTGAGTATAAATCTCCATCTCCCTGAAATCCATCTATGTTCGCAACATACATCTCTACTTCATATGCTCCAGTAAATTCAGACATACTATCCTCACGGAATAAAGTATCTTCATCTACTAGAGCTCTAGGAACATACTTTACATCCTGACCATAAATTTTTATTTGTTCTATAACAAGGTCTTCATATAGACCTCTTTCCAAAGTTGTGCCTTGAGTAAAGTAAGGATTTCTTGCCATGTTAGTTACCCGATCATGTCTAATGGTGGTAATTCGTATTGATCTCTTAATTGTTTATCTAATTTTTCTAATTCATTTACAGCATCATCATAAATTTTTGGTCCATTTAAAGTAACTCCACCTGGTAACTGAACACCTTCATACTTGATCATGTTCTGTCCCCAGTACTTTTTAATCATTTGAGTACAGTAATCTTTAACCCATAGATGGTTGTAAATTTTAGTGAAATCATCAGGATCTAATGCCTTAAAACAATCAATAATTAAAAATTTTCCAGCAGCAATATCATTTCTCCAATCCATATCAATGTATAATCTATTCTGAGATTGAGTAAATCTTACTGGTTTTTTACCAACTAGTAAGAAATCAATCTGTGATAATTGCTGCATGATGATGTAGTAATGAGTGAATGATGTAGATGTGAAATCATACAAATCATTTAATCTAATTTGATATCTGATATCAAAGAAACTCATTGCATTTTTGTCCCCAAAATCAAAGATTCCATTAATACCTACTACTGAATCTGGAACTTCAATATATCCACCACCTTCATAATGTGAAGTTCCATCAGGTGAAGTTACTTCAGTTCCATCGGATAAAGCTCTAGTAATTTCTGATTCTGTGACCTCATGTTTTAAGTACATTCTAGTCACACCATCATAACCAAATTGAGCAAATTTTTCGATAGTATAATCGACAGCATCATCAACCTGAGCAGAAGCTACATTAACTTCGATGACAGGAGCTCCTAATCGTCTAAGGCAATAATCTTTTAATTGTTGTTTTGATGTTACGGTTGCCATTTTTACCTCCTAGTTATTATCACCAAGTTGATAATGCAGCTCTCTTCCAAGTATCAGTAGCAATACAAATGTAAACATAATCAGAATCATATCTAATTTCACCAGCTGTCCCTGTTGATGTAGCAGAAGCTGGTGCAGCAGTATTTGAGAGTCTATCAGCAGTAAAAGCAGTTGGTTTATTTGTTAGATCATCATAATCCCCACTAGTTGCAACTGTAGACAATCCAGAAATATCAGTGGTCGCATCAACTTGACCAACAGTAATTACTTGACCCGTAATTGTTATATAATCATATGTTCCAGATAAAGTTACATCAGTTGAATTATCAGTTCCTACAGGATCAAAATCAACGCCAGATGTAGGAATTGTTGGTTTGTTAGTCAGATCATCATATGACCCACTGAATAAAGTTGGTTTGTTAGTCAGATCATCATATGACCCACTGAATAAAGTTGGTTTATTTTGCAGGTCAAGATAATCCAATTGAATTCTAGTACCAGCACCCAAGTCATCCCAATAAGTAGTATTTGTTGGAAGAATAGAATCGTTTGTTGCTTTTGCTTTATAAATGTTTCCATTGTAATATACTACATCCCCAGATATATACTGATTTGAATTTGCAGTTACATGATTTGTTGTGTATGGAGCAGCTGCAAAATTATCAGTTGGTTTGTCACTAAGAGACGTGTAGGATATTGCTAAATTTTCAACAAAAGTCTTTGTCACTCTAGCATCAATATCAGTATTTGCTCTTGTAGTAGTATAGTAAAGATTAGTATTCTCTGTGATATTTGATGTATTAAACTCAGTAAAATCAAGTGCAAGAGTGTAAGTATTCAGAGTGTCATCATATGTTTTTTGAATACCAGTTCCTGCAATAATTAAATCATTAACTCTGTCATCTACTCTTTCATCAGTGTAGTAAAGGTTAGTACCTTCTGTAATTCCAGATGTTGTTGGTGTTGTATAAGAAATGACGCCAGTTGCACTGTCATAAGACAAAGATCCAGATACACTGATTGATGTTCTTGCTCTAGATGTTGTAAAATAAAGATTAGTATTTTCAGTAATATTTGATGTGTTGAACTCAGTAAAATCAAGTGCGAGAGTATAAGTGTTCAGAGTATCATCATAAAGTTTTTGAATTCCAGTACCAGCTGTAATAAGTGCGTCAACCCTATCATCTACACGTTCATTGGTATAGTATAGATTTGTGCCCTCTGTAACATTAGTTGTACTGAATTCTGTAAAGTCAACTGATAATCCAAGTAAATTGTTGTTGTCATCATAAGAAGCTGTAATTCCAGTTCCACCAGATATTAATAAACCTACTCTATCATCAACTCTTTCATCGGTATAATAGAGGTTAGTTCCTTCAGATACTGCAGTAGTGCTAAATGAGATATTAGAAGTTCCATCAAATGAAGCTCCATTAATAGTTCTTGCTGTTTGTAAAGCAGTTGCAGTAGAAGCATTTCCAGAAACTCCACCTGTTGCTGTTATTGCACCTGTAAATGTTGATGTGCCACCAACAAATAATTTCTTAGCAATGGCAACACCACCATCAGTTGAAATTGATGCATTTTGGTCAGTAGATGAAGTTGCATCTGTAGTATTAGTTTGTCTAATCTTACCAGAATATGTTTGAGTACCTTGATAATCAATGCCACCTTGATAAACAGCAGCACCATAAACTTTGAGATCACCATTTACTATAAAATTCTCTCCAATATGAGCACCACCAGTAACTTGTAATGCACCAGCAAGAGTTGGAATTGTTGCTCCTGTTGGAATAGTCCTTGTAGTATTATTAGTAATACTAACCACTCCAGATGAAGTTAATGATGTTAGAGTTCCCAGAGATGTTAAACTGGAAGACGTAACTCCACTACCAAGAGTAGTTGATGTGAGAACTGAAGTTCCATTAATTCTATACTGTTTACCAGTTGCAAGATCAAAATGTTCTGTGGAAGTCCATGCATCAGTTGCGTCGTACCATAAGATACTATGATTAGTAGTACCTTTTAGAACAACTCCACCTGCATCTGCAGCTGCATCAGTAGAAGGAGATACATCATAAAGGTTAATGACCTTTGCAGTCCATGATGGTTGACTAGCAAGATTTAAAATTCCATTAACATTTAAATCTTGAACGTTGGTTGTACCACTAACAGTGAAGTTGTTTCTAACCGTTGTAGTACCAGATCCAACACCAGTGGCACCAATTGTAATAGAAGTTGCTGCACCACCAATATTGATTGTTGGTACAGTGGTGTTAAAGATAGAAGCAGTAGAACCTGCAGTTGCATTTGTTATGGTTGGTGATGCACCACTAAGAGTGACTGCACCAGTAACTGCAAGAGTATTATTGATTTGAGTTGCTGCACTGATAGTGGGAGTTGCAGTGACAGTTAATGTGTCCCCAGATGCGTTTCCTATAGTTGTATTTCCATTAACTGTAAGATCTCCAGTTAAAGTAGAATTGCCAGAAACTAGAAGAGTAGTAAGATCAGCATTTCTGCTAATGAAAATATCTCTCCATTTTTTAGTAGATGATCCGATATCTTGTGCTGCACCATCTGGAAGTAAATTACTACTAATGTCAGCCTGAATATTTAAAGCATCATCAGCACCTTGACCAAGAGTAATAGTTCCACCAGAACCATCTTTTGCTTTGATGAAAATATCTCCATCTGCAGTGATGTCGCCACCTACGTTCAGATTACCGCTTATACCGACGCCACCAGTCACTACGACCGTTCCAGTAGTAGTTGACGTACTTGCTATAGCATCGGTAAATAGGACGCCGCCGGTGGGTTTGGTGGCGCTTGATGTTGATCTAATGGTTAACGTGCCTGAGTTAGCAGTTGAACCTTGAATAATAGGAGATGTTGTTGAAGTTGTTACAGTAGCAGTAGAACCAACTGTCAGAGCATTTTGCACTGCGGTAGTTGCAGTTCTAATAGTTGTAGTACCTGCATTGTTCGCACCGATTAATATTGTTTCTGCAACGCCAAATGCATTGACCGTAGTAGCTACAGTATTATAAAGAGTCTGAGTTGTATTTGATCCAACTACTGTCCCTGGTCTCAGGGTCATAGTTCCAGCAGAGTTACCAACAGATAATGTAGTTGCGGCGCCAAATGCATTAACAATAGTCGCAACCGTATTGTAAACATTTTGTGTTGTCTGAGATCCAACAATTGTTGGATTATTAATCGTTATTGTTCCAGTAGTAGAACCAAGATTTAACGAAGTTGCTGCACCACCAATGTTTAATGTTGTTGCAACTGTATTGAATAAATTTTGCGTTGCAGCTGCACCAACAACAGTTGGATTGTCTATTGTAAGTGTACCTGTGGTAGCGCCAATATTGATATTTGTTGCTGCGCCACCAATGTTTAACGTGGTTACCGTAGAATCTACTAAATTGAATGTTGTAGAAGTAGTATTTAAACTATTACCAAGAATATCAATACTATTTCTAACCTTAAAATTTTGTACTGCCATAAGAGTTCCCTATCCCCCTTTAAGTTTTTTAGATTAACATCATCTTGCCTATTCTAACGGTCACTGATTCCGCGTTAGGTACATTACTAATTCTTAATGTAGCTCTCATACCACTAGTTCCAGTGTTGACCCAAATAACATCGAATGTATATGCTAAGTTGTTTGGATCAATTAGTGCATATTGAGTAGTATGAATTTCACCAGAACTTGTACTATATTCAACGACACCATCCCAAGAAGCTAACATTTCTAACATCATTCTGGCATTATCTGAATTTCTTTGTACTGAAATTAAATACTTACAACCGTATGATGGATTGAAAGTTCCTCCATTAGAAGCCGTAGTTGCATCTAAGTTAAAGGGAGTTGCAATTCCAGTACTTGTAAAGGTTACTTCTCTACCATTAATAGCAGAACCACCATTCAAACTAATATAAGTTGCTGTGATTTCAGCACCAGAAGCTTGTGCAAAAGCACCTTTAACGTATAAATCACCGTCAATTACAAATTTACCTCTTGCTGCAACATCTTTATGAATAATAACAGGTGCGTTAGAAGGTGATATTGAACTATCATATGCAACTGTACTATCATATGTGATTGCAGTACCGCCAGTTACATTACCAAGAACAACAGTTCCTGTTCCATTTGAAGTAACAGTTACTGATCCATTCGTATTAGTAGAACTAATAGTATTACCATCAACTCTTAAGTTATCAGCATTTAATTGTCCAATTACAGTTAGAGTTGAGTTATCACCTGAAGTACCAAAGTTGACATCATTTACAGTTTCAACAACTCCAGTTCCATTTGGAGTTAATGTGATGTTACCATTTGCATTTGTAGAACTAATTGTATTTCCATCAAGTCTCAGGTTATCAGCATTTAGTTGACCAACAACTGTTAGAGTTGATAGATCTCCGCTTGAACCGAAGTTCACATCAGCAAGAGTTTCAACTATACCAGCGCCATTTGGTGTGAGAGTAATATTACCATTTGTGTTTGTTGAACTTAGTACGTTACCATCTAGTCTGAGGTTATCAGCGTTCAGTTGGCCAACAACTGTTAGAGTTGCATTAACATCAAAATTCTTACTTGTTACAGTTTTACCACCAGGAGTTAATGTTAGATCATTAGTTGATGTAGTTGCAATTGTGGAAGTTCCGCTTGCAACTGTAATATTATTAATTGTAGTAGCTCCACTAACTGTCAGTCCAGTTAAAGTACCAACAGAAGTTAATGAAGATGCAGTAACACCAGAACCTAAAGTAGTTGCATTTAGTACAGAAGCTCCATTGATTCTAAATGCTTTGCCAGATGCAAGTTCTAGGTTTTCTGAAGAAGTCCAAGATGCAGTGGAGTTAATCCAGTTGAAAGTCTTATCTGTAGCGCCCTTAAGTGTGATACCACCGCCATCAGCTGTAACATCAGTTGGAGTTGCAACAGAACCCAACTCAATATTCTTATCATCAACACTAATAGTTGTTGAATTAATAGTAGTTGTAGTTCCATTAACTGTTAAGTTGCCAGAAACAGTAACGTTATTATTGAAAGTTGCAGTTGATGAACCAGATCCAATATTAATTGTACCTGTAGAAGTGCCAATGTTTAAAGTTGTTAGAGAGTTTAATAGGTTAAACGTTGTCGAACTGGATGTAATATCTCCACCCTGAACAGCAAGATCTCCAGTAACAACTGTGTTTGCATTATTGATTGTTGTTGTTCCAGTTAAAGCACCAATTGAAACTGTTGTTGATGCACCACCAATATTCAATGTGGTTGCGTTTGTATTGAATAGTGTCGCTGTTCCAGTTGCAGTTGTGGTAATGTCTGCGCCATTAACTGCGAGGTCTCCTGTAAGAGTTGTGTTGCCCGTTACTGCTAGAGTACCTCCAATTGCAGTATTACCCGTTCCATCAGCAACTGTAAATGCGTTTGTATCAACTGCAATACCACCGTTAGCATTTAAAAGACCAGTTAGTGTAGTTACACCAGTAACACCTAAAGTTGATGAAAGAACTACGGCACCAGTAACACCTAGAGTTCCTGCAAAGTGTCCAGATCCAGAGAAAGTGTCAACAACAAATGTATCAACGCCACTGCCATTTTGTGTTTTGAAAAATTCTGTTTGAGTAGTATTAGATCCAACAAGTGTAAGTCCGTTATTTAAAGTTGTAAGACCAGTAACACTAAGAGTTCCTGCAATAGTTGTATTACCAGTTGCAGATGCAACGTTAAACTTGTTTGTGGCAATTGCAAGATCATTGGTAACATCTAATGTACCAGCAACTAAAGTATTTCCGCTGGTTGCATTGACAGTAAATTTATTAGTGTTAACTGCAAAGTTTCCAGTAACTCCAAGAGTCGAAGATAAAGTAGTTGCACCAGTAACACCAAGAGTTCCAGCAATAGTTGTGTTGCCAGTTGCACTATCAATTTCAAATTTAGTAGAAGTCCCATCATTTACTCTGAAGTATTCCGTTGCAGGAGATGAAGATCCTGAAACGACGACTCCATTGTTAAATGTTGCTAAATTAGTAACAGCTAGAGTACCTGCAATTGTAGTGTTACCTGAAGATGCAGTAATATTAAATTTATTTGTATTGACTGAAACATCTCCAGTAACACCTAAAGTACCTGCGATAGAAGTATTACCTGTAGAAGCGATTATATTAAACTTGTTAGTATTAATATTTACGTTTCCAGTAACACCTAAAGTACCTTCAATCGTAGTATTACCAGAAGATGAATCTACAACAAACTTATCGACTGCAGATCCATTTTGAATCTTAAAGAATTCTGCAGAAGCACTATCAGATCCAACGATTGTTACATTCTTATTGAATGTTGAGTTATCAGTTACAACTAAAGTTGAAGATAAAGTTGTTGCTCCAGTTACTCCTAATGTACCACTTAATGTTGAGTTCCCAGTTACACCTAGAGTACCAGAAATTGTTGTATTACCAGAGGAAGAATCTACAACAAACTTATCGACTGCAGATCCATTTTGAATTTTGAATAGTTCAGTTGCAGAAGTATCTGATCCTACAATAGTTACATTTTTGTTTAGAGTTACATTGTCTGTTACGGATAGAGTACCTGCGATAGAAGTATTGCCAGAAGATGCAGTAATTTGAAATTTATTAGTGTTAATATTTACGTTTCCAGTAACACCTAAAGTACCTTCAATCGTAGTATTACCAGAAGATGAATCTACTAAAAACTTGGTTACTGGAGTAACAGCACCATCAGTAATTCTAAAGTATTCTGATGCAGCACTAGTAGATCCTGCAATGGTTACTCCATTGTTAAACGTTGCTAGATTAGTTACTCCTAGAGTGCCCTGTAAAGTGGTATTACCAGTGACAATTAAAGTTGAAGATAGAGTAGTTGCTCCAGTAACACCTAAAGTACCTGCAACAGAAGTATTACCAGAAGATCCTTCGACGGTAAATTTATTTGTGTTTACTGTAATATTACCACTCATCGTGTGATTGATAATATTTAAAATATTTCTTGATGAATCAATTACTGCAGTTCCATTGATTCTATATTCTTTTCCATTTGCGAGATTCCAATGTTCAGATGAAGTCCAAGCATCTGTAGAATCAATCCAATTAATAGTTTTATCTGTGGTGCCTTTAAGTGTTATTCCGCCGCCATCAGCTGTAACATCTGTTGGAGATGCGACTGATCCCAATTCAATATTTTTATCATCAACCGTAATAGTTGTTGAATTTACTGTAGTTGTAGTTCCATTAACTGTAACATTTCCAGTTACAGTTAGATCTCCACCTACTGTTAGATTTTGACTTGATGCAAGAGTTACAGGTGCATTAAATGTAGAAGTTGCATTGACAGTTAAAGTATCTGCAGATGCATCTCCTAGGGTTACATTTCCATTAGCAGTTAATGATCCAGTTAAAGTTGTGTTTCCAGTAACACCAAGAGTCGAAGATAAAGTAGTTGCACCAGTAACACCAAGAGTTCCAGCAATAGAAGTGTTACCTGTTGATGCAGTAATCATAAACTTATTGCTGTTTACGAATACATTGCCAGTTACATCTAGAGTTGAAGATAGAGTAGTTGCTCCAGTAACACCAAGAGTTCCAGCAATAGAAGTGTTACCTGAGGAAGCAATAATATTAAACTTGTTAGTATTGATATTTACATTTCCTAAAACATCTAATATTCCTTCGATGTCAGTATTACCAGAGGAAGAATCTACAACAAACTTATCGACTGCAGATCCATTTTGAATCTTAAAGAATTCTGATGAGTCAGTATCTGATCCTACAATAGTTACATTTTTGTTTAGAGTTACATTATCTGTTACGGTTAATGTTCCAGCAATAGAAGTGTTACCTGAAGACGCAGTAATATTAAATTTATTGGTGTTTATTGATACATCTCCAGTAACACCAAGAGTTCCAGAAATAGAAGTATTTCCAGTTGCATGTGCTACAGTAAAGGTAGTTATTTCTCCAGTAGCCGCCAAGGTGCCTGCACCTGTTCCACTCGTCTTAATGGTGAAAGATCCATTTCTAAGTGTAGTTGCGCCAACGTCTAAATTAGCGTATATAGATGAACCTTGAATTACCTCTCCAGATACTGTAACATCTCTAACTAAAGCAAAACCTCCGCTGGAATTATCCCATCCAACGAAGGCTCTTTTTGATGATCCACTATAATATTGAAGAGTTAGACCTCTATCCTTACTGTCATTTGAAGTTAAAGATATTCCTTTTGCACCGCCACCAATGTCTATGATAGGATCTTGAACAGTTACATTAGTTGCATCAATCCAGAAGTTAGTTGCAATATATTGATTTCCTTCGTTATTTGCATTATTAAAATCATCTGTTCTTCTTAGAAAATCTAAAGATGTTAGATCATCAAGGAAGTCAACGTTTAAGTTTGTTACCTTTCTAGTACTAAGGACTGAGAATGGTGAAGATCCAGATTCAGCAGTGCTTGCAACTCCAAACGAAGACCAGATTGGTCTCTGGCCAGACTGAGTTGATGATAACACACCACTGATTCTACCAGTACCTGAAATATCAACTTTAAAATTACCTGGAGTAGTAGTACCAATGCCAAGTCTATGGTTTACTTTATCTACATATAAAGTATCAGTATCAACTGTAAGATCACTAATAGTAGTGAAACCAGTATAAGTTGTACCAAGAACATAATCAGTAGTACCTATAACAATTTTTGGATTCTGCAATTGATCATTATCTACACCCTGAGAAGCAATAGTAACCACACCTGATGCAGAAACATCGAAATCTTCCGAATTGAAAGAAGCAAGTCCTTTTTGAGTTTCTGATGCTGTTGCAATAGGAATTGTAGTTGCTGATGTAAATCTTCCATATTGATCAGCTGTAAATTTAACCGTATTTACAGTTGCATCTCCAGATGCAGAAGTTAAACTTTCAGTGTTATACGAACCAGATGTTACAGTAGTATTCGCTAATCCAAGTATAGGATTTGCCGCAGTACCAGCAGCATTTGTTATTGTAAGTTGTCCAGATGTAACTTCTAAACTTCTTACAACTGTATTTGATATATTTGCAGTACTTGTTTCTACTTTAGCTAAAAATCCAAGTCCAGTACCAATAGTTGATATTGAACTAAGAATACCATTTAGAGGTTGTGCGTCAAGAATACCATATCCAGATAAAGTTGTTGGGTTCTGTGCAGAAGTTATTCTTCCCTTACTATCAACGTTGAATTTGGTATATGAAAGTCCAGTGTCTCCAGTAAAAATTGTCTTTAATTGGAAGTTAATGTCTAAGTTAGAACTTCCATCAAAAGATGCAGAACCAGTTAAGTCAGAACTGGATGCAGCACCAATAAGTCTAGCAGTAGTAAACTTATCTGCTGTAGTTGCAGTTCCAAATAATTTACCACCTAAAGATAGTGTGATATTTTTTACCTTAACACTAGAGTTACTATCTCTTAGGATTAATGTATTTGGAGTTGCGTCTGTGCTTTCTAGGGGTCTTTCGTATTTTAAGGTTTGCCATGGAGTTGCGCCATCGCCGATCTTAAATCTTCCTGTATCAATTTCAACACCAAATTCAGCTTCTGCTAAAACTGGATTAAACTGAATCCATTCAGTAGATGTACCCCTTCGTAATTGAATCCTATTAGCCATTATTAGATAACTCTAGTTATAAGGTCTCTTTCTTCTCTATTTATGCAAAAAAATAGGGGCATTTTGCCCCCATTTGATAATTATCTATTTATAAATCATTCTTCAACAGTTTCTTCCGTTGATTCTTCAGTAGTTTCTGGTTCAACTGGTTCATCATTTAGATAACTTAGTGTTTCAATTGCTCCTAGGAGTTTGAGAGCAACAGCCTCGTTTTCTTGAAGCTTCTTTTTCATTTGTTCATTTTCTGCAAGAATTGCAGAATACCTTTCTCTAAATTGAGATAGAAGTTCTTCGGGGGAAGATTTTTCAATAGTCATGATTTGTTCTCCAAAAATTTTGTTAACAGATTTTTAATATCAGAAATATCAGACTTCAAAGAATCAACATCATCTTGAAGTTGTTCAACTCGTCTTCTATTCTCTTTTCTTTTAACATATGAGGACATATAATCCTCATATGCTTGTTCGTTTGTATTTATAATAGCTTTAGAGTACGGATCTCTACACAATCCAGTCTCATCCTTCACTGGTACTTTATCCATATTATCCTGCCATAGCAATACTTCTAAACTCTTTGATGAGAGGAACAGCAGCTTGGTTATCGCTCTGCATGATTATTTTAACCTGGAATCGATCAAAATTCAAGCCCTCTGCAGTATATTCATACTCTCTAAAGTTTTCATAATCATCCTCTGGAATGTCCTTGTCTGGTTTACCGCCTTCTGTAGGATCTGGACTAATATAAATTGAAGGAGGTGCGATATATCCTCTACCAGGATCTGTTACTCTAATTGCAGTAATTCTACCATCATTTACAACAGCTTCTGCCTTTGCATGTCTTGATGTAGATGCAGTTGATAGACCACCGAAGAACGTGATACTAACTCTGGAGTTATAATTTTCTCCACTGTTTGTTACATTTATTCTTCCTACTCTATCACCATCAACATCTACTTCAGCTTGAGCGCCTCTGCCTGCATTGAAGTAACTCCAACCAACATCTTTCGATTCAAGTTTACTTCCAACTGGAATAACTTTATATAAACACTTAATTCTAGTGCCTGGTTTTCTCCAGGCATTAAGCATAACTTTTAGAACCTGAGATGGACTTTCTAGTTTAGTTAACTTAGAAATATACACAGCCTCATTTCTATCACCAGTTGGTTGAGTTTCTGCAAAATCTTCATATAGACCAGTACCAACCTGATATAATCCAGTAACAGGATTAATTTCTCTAGGAGTATTAATGATACTTTGAGTACAAATTAAACTGGATCTATCCAAATCAATTTGTGGAGATAAGTTATCCAATTCACTACTTAAAGTCATCTTAAGATTTAGAGAAGGAGCTCCTCCTAACTTAGTCAATTCGTTGATCTTAGATGCGATCATTCTTGGATTATCAAAGTAATTTGTTTCATTTAGGATTACATTTACATAATCTCCAGTGTTAACAAATGATGTCTGAGTTGTTGATGAAATACTGGAAGCACTAATAGTATTGAGAGTTGCATCAATATCTGTTCCTGGTACAGTGATATATTGTATCTGAGGAGTCAATGCATCAAATTGAACGTTCTGAGTAGAATAGACACTTTCTCCACCACCCTTAATTCCATCAAACGCAACGCCATTAATCTTAATTTCATAGTAATCGATAGTTGGATTTGCAATTTCAGTATGTGTCTTATTGATATCAATTAGAGGCACACCATCAAAGTTATAACATAGAACGTCATCTTCAACATCATGTTCATGTATTGGAGTTCCCTGAATACCTCTACCACCAGACTTAATTGTAATTGTCTTACCATCATCACTAATTGATTGATATGCTAGAATTTCATCATCAATCTTAATGTATCCTGGGTTTGAAGAACTAATAGGTCTTCCATTTACAAACTTATGGAATGTTCTTGCATCAGAAACTTTAATGTCAAATGAAATGTTATTGCCCTGAGAATCCTTACCAGCAGTAACAAGAATGTCTTCTGCTAACTGAGTTGGTGATATTTCAGAAATAACTCCAGAAAGAACAACCGTATTATTTGTTCCATGCATTGCATGGTTTGAATGATATACTCTAATTCTTCTTAGTTCTGGATCGTAAATTGGTTCAGAAATTACATATAGAGTTCTTGAATCTCCATAACTTGATTCAGTATCAAAATCTCCATTAGGAGTTGGATATCCAACATAGTTGGTTACATTAACAATTGAAGCTTCAAAATTAGATCCAACGTTGATAATATCAGTTCTTACTTCGATTAATTCACCTTGAGTATAAGGTTGAGAACCAGAATGCCAAACATTCTTCAATACAAGATATTGGAATCCAGATTCAATATAAGTTCTTTCAAGGATACCTAAAGACTTACTTGTCTTACCGAAAATCAAGGAACCTACTGTAAATATAGTACTTGTGAATGATGCATCTAACTTAATAGTGCATTTTGCTTTACTACTTGTAATTCTTCTTGTTACTTTACCAGCTAAAACTCCTACTTGGAAATTACCAGTCAAATCAGAAACTGTTAGTTTACGTTTTCCAGAAGTGGGGGATAAGTCTTCATTATCAACTACCCCATTATCATAACTATAAACCGTACCTTTAGCTCCAGTTGATAAGAGAGTTTGTCCATCATTACTCATTACAAATTCAACAATCTCAGCACCGATTGTATAGTTGTTTGGATTCTGTCCTACAGATCCACCAAACAATTCCATCTCTTTTCTTTGATCAAATGTTTGAATTGGGTCTGGAACTAGATTCTCAACTCCTTCATTGAAAATTGTTAATGGTGCATTATTAAATACAATTTCTCCAGTTTGAGAAATGTCAAACTTAGCTCTATAAAGAATGAACTTCATATCCTCATATTGGTCAGCAGTCCATGTTGTTGCGTTCTGCGATTTAAATAGAACACCGTTGTATGGTTGAGCTGTAATGCCTCTTCCCTGATAATCTAGATCTCCCATTCTAGAGATGTGTACTCTATATGTCGTTGCGGTTGATAGTAAGACGAAACAATATTCCTGATTTTCATTTAGATAAATTGGGTTTTCAAATTCAAATGATGTTGGAACACTCGCATCAGCAGATAGTTTAACCTGAGATGGATTCAAAATAACTTCTGATTGTGGAAGAATGGTAGTCGTTGGATAACCATTTTCCATAGTTCTCAACTGCATTGAAACAGGAATTTTATCATCTTTAGAATAGAAGTATACATCAACTTTAGTGATGTACATACCACCTTCTAAGGAAACAACGAAAGACTCAGCAATTGGGTCATACCATCCAATTTGTCTCTTCTCAGTTCTAGTAGAAGTAATAATTGTTCTTCTATCAGTAACTGTATCTCTAACAATTCTTGCATTTCTAATTTGAAGAATTTGTCTTTGTCTTCTTTCTAAGATACCACTTGCAGTGAAGTTAGTCTGTGCTGAAGTTTCTACATCTGAAGGTACAAGACTATTAGTTGGAGAAGAAGTCAATCTAAAAGTTCTTGTTCCAGTTGCAAACTGTAAGTTGCCCTTTTTATTTGGATCTGGTATAAAGAATGTTCCTCTTACATGTCCATTTGGATCAGTAATGAATCTTCTATCTCTAACAACAGCATTAGCTCTTGATTTCTGACCAACTAACTGTTCTCCAACAATAATATTACCTTTGTAAGTTCCTAATGCCTTTTTAGAAGCAGAATCAATATCAATGTTTAGATACCCTAGATTTCCTGAATAAGAACCTGGTAATTTAGTAAAGTCACTTCCAGAAGTTAATCCAATGTAAGGATTGTCTGGGAATACAGAATTTGGAGCAAGAACTTTAAATCTGCATCCACTAGTTCTACCTACAACATCTTCTCCAATAATGAAAGGAACATTATTAGATTTTTTGTTTTCGTTTGTATTCTTAATAACTTCAATGATCTTAGGTGTGCATTGATTTGTAACATCCTTACCATCAAAGAAAATATAAATTCTTTGTCTTGGTTTTAGTTTAGTTCCAACAAATGTAATATTTCTGGATCTCATGAAAGGTATTGAAGTTGTACTCAACACCTTATCACCAAGATTAACAGTATCAATCTTAGGTACAACTCTAGTTCTAATAGCAGTTCTTGTTTGATTCGCTAATGTTTGAGTTGTTGAAATTTGATTAATTGGACGACCTTTACCAGGAACAAAGTTTCTGAATGAAGTTTCTCTCTCAACTGCTGTAGTTGTTTTTGATCCAGTCCATTGTGTTTCCCAAGCTCCCCATTGTAGTGGAGCAAATCCATTTCTATTGACCTTCAGAGCCTTGGATACTGCATTAAAGTTTCCTTCCTTTTTAGTAATTTTATTTGGCTCTCTCTTAATATCAACCCAATCATCAGATTCTGGATATAGAACAACTACTCCAACCCAACCAATAACAGCAAATGGGTTTACGTTTTCAAGTCTAGACGCAAATTGTTGTTGACAATAAACAACATTAGTATATGGTAGAGTAATTAAATCTCCATCTTGTTTAAAGTGACTTGAAGAGTTTGCATTGAAAGCAAGAGCTACGTTAGTAGTATAGTGAGATGCTCTCATCTCCTGTCTTACAAAATCGAGAGAACAGTTATAATCTGGATGTTGTAGATCTGATACATCATGAGATGTAAAATCATCAACTACAAATCCATTTTTAAATCTATCAAATCCATCTGCATCCACAACCTTCATATTTTTAGTTGCAATTTCTAGAAGACTTAACGATGTATAATATTCAACTCTAGAGAGTCTCTTTTCTATTGCTCCAATATCTTTAAATGTGAATCTTCTATGTTCTTCAACTGTTGTTTCTACATCATCAAGAACATTAAATCCATATGGATCTAATTGAATTGTAGCTAACAACATTCCATTATCTACATTATCTGGAGAAAGTGGGAATTGAGAAGACTTACCTTTCTTGATTAAGAATTGTCCATTTGGATCTAAGAATAATTTATCAATTCTTGATAGATAGTAGTCATAACTGCATCTAAAGTTAGTTCCTACTTTTGGAATATCCATAACAATAGATGATCCAGTAGTGAAATCTCTGTTTCTAAAGTCTAAAGATTTCTTATCAACATTATATGGTAAGGATAAAGTACCTGGATTTGTTGTAGCCCTAGAAACATATGGTCTAAAATCAATAACGTCTCTAAGTCTAATGTTTTGAAAATCTTGGATATCTTTATAGTCAATATCGAGATATGAATTTGAAGTTGTAAATTCACCAGCTCCAGAAATTTCAAAATGATCGAAGATGACCATTATCTGTCTAGTTGGAACTACTTGTCCTGGTTTTCTTACAATTCTAGAAATATCATAGAATTGGCCTCTTTGTCCATTATCTAGGACATAATTAGAAGTTATGTCCTTAGGACCATTCCATACAGATACTGGGTTTTTTGTAGTAGAAATTTTACCATCAGTTTTCAATCCATCAACAGATGAAATTCCAGTAATTATTTCACCATATGCAAATCTGTTGTCTGTCAAATATACAAATGAAACTTTGTTTCCACTAACCTCAATTACTCGACCTTGAGCTAATGATGATTTGCCTTTGATTAGAGAACCAACTTCATAATCTCTAGAATCAACTAAAATGACATACGGTGGGATTGGTGGGTTATTATCTCTACTTTCATAAACAGCATGTACTTTATAAGCATCTGGAACACCCAATGAAATAACATCATCTTCAACTCTAGTTCCAAAGTATGATGAAGTTTCATTCACAACTAGTCCAAACTTGTTAGCTTCTTTCTGAGTCTTAAATGTATTATTTACAATTAAACATCTCATCTTTTCAGAAGTCTTCAGCTTCTTAGATGCATTATTTAATGCAATTGTAGTTTGAACTCGGATATCAGTTACATTGTTAGGAGTTGCATTAAGTTTTTGATTGAGTGTTTGTTTAGCTGGATTGCTCAATGTAATTTTAAATCTTTGACCTTCTACTTCACTAACACTGGTAATATTTTGAGCAGTTCCATCATTGTCAATTAAGGACATACTTGTAGTTGGCTTTGATGAATCTCTTACCAACTCTACAATGATATATGATGTTCCACTAACTTTATTTGTAAGTGCAATAACTTTACATGAACCATCTGAGTTTTCTCCGTCAAGAGTATATTGTTGACCAGGAGTAAACTTAAGATTACCATCTGACTTTACAGCGCCACCAGTGATTTCTAGTTCATACAGAGTTACTGTAACTGAGCTTACTTTTTTAATTGTTGTTCCAGAGTTAAGAACAGATTCGCCGCCTTCGGCGGTTACAATCATACCTGGATAAATATCCTCATCAATGTCAGTATAAACTGATCTTGAATTTGCATCATTTAGATAGAATGAATCTGAAAGAACATCTGGACTTCCATTTGTATAATAAACAGCAACCGTTTTATTTCCACCTAGGCCAGGTGGAATTCTATCAACGGTTAGTTTTGTTCTATCGGAAGTGAATGTAATAATAGGAGATCTATTATCAATTTCAGAAGATGTAATCAAATTGAGTAATGGATATTCATTACTTACACCAATCTTATCAACCAAAACTGCCATGTAGTTATCAGTTGTAAATGTTTCAAACTGAGATCCAGTAGGAGCAGTTAAAGTAACTTTCTTTCTGCCTGGGAATTCTTCAGATTCTTCAACTGCAGAATCGTAGGTCTTTCTGATACTAAATGTTTCATCATATGTATTTCTAATTGGTGATCTTGCTAACTCAGTAAATAGATCTCCATTGTCTCTACCAAAGAATTTTGGTCTAAATCTGAATACTTTAGTGTATGTACCAAAAGGCAATCTAGCTGCAATACTTTGTCTTTCTTTTCCTAACTTGTCAGTTAAATTTGGTTCTACTAAGAATCTGAAATTACCTTCAATGGTATTCTTAAGTGCGTCTTCTTTAGCATATGCTAATGCAACCGCTTGGATACCATCAGTTTCTCTTGGTGGTGGAAGTTTTAATGTTGGAGGGCATGTATATCCTTCACCCTTATCTGTGATTCTAACTTCATTTAATTTACCATCAGACCCAACGATTAGAACAGCATTACCTTGTTTTGCCTTGCTTGTTCCACCGCCGAAGAATCCAAAAATATCATTAGTGCTGCCACCCATACCAGGATCAGTTTGCAATAATGAAATGTTAACTGGCATTCCGTTTTGTCCACATCTACCAGCTCTATAATCAGCGATGTTGGTCCATCTACGTGGATCATATCCATCACCATCTTCAACAATATCAATTTCAGTTAGAATACCTTGATTAGCAGCACTAGCTACAAGTCTCTTAACCTGAATTGCTTGATTACCTTTAAAGATATAATCACCTGGTCTTAAATCTTTTAAGAATTGGGTTCTTGTTCCAACTACAACCTCTGAAGATTCATATGAAGCACAGTCAGGAATTTCCTTAATGACTGTTCCTCCTCTCTTAACTTTGAGAGTAAATAGGTTGTTATTATCGTCATCACTAACTTCAAATTCTTTATTTCCTGTAAATGTAACAAAACATCTACCATTCCTATTTCCAGTTGCAGTAACTTCACCAGTGATTCTTTGTCCTTCAATTGTAGCTTCAACTTCAGTTTCTGCTGGCAAACTATTATCATCAATAGTTACAGTAACAACTTTTGCAGTTGCATCCATTCTTCTAATTTCTGCACCAACAAATTGACCATTATGTTGACCAGGAATAGTACCAGGGCCTCTATGACTGACTTTATTAGTAGCATTAATAGCCCTAAATACAGTCATGTCATTTTTATTTTCTTCGACATTATTGTATTGAACTGAAACCGCATTAATCCAACCAAGTGGAGTTCCACCTGAAGTTGAAGCTAAAGCTAATCTAAAACAATCGGCATCAATAGGTCTAAAGATTTCCCAACTTGCATCAGTAACATTTTCCTGTCCTGCAGTTGGTGGTAACTTATATGAGGATCTAAAAGTAAGATCTCTAGAAGTTTGATATGCATTGTCTACATAATCATATCCATTATTAAAAGTATCTTCAAATCTTAATACAGTACCAGTTTGAGAAGATGTAACAGCATTCGATAAAGTAATAGTTAAAGCTCCAGTATCAATCGAAACAATAGTAGTTCCACTAGGAATACCAGATCCAATAACATAATCTCCTGTATCTAAATCACTTACACCAGCAAGAGTTATTACAGTATCTCCTGAAGTGAATGTTGCTGCTTTTGCTGACTTAGCATATCTAAATTCCCCTTCAGGTCTGTAGAAATCTTCAAGAACGAGGAAAGTAGAACCTACATAATCTTCATAGTCTCCAGCCTCATCTTCAATTCTTGCAAACATGAAGATTGCTTGCTTATTGCCTTGTGAGTCAGTATAAACTTTTCTAAGGACAACGGTTTCACCTCTAGACCAATATTCTGTATTTCCAGTACCAGTTGGCAATCCAGTTATAGTATTAATTCTAGTCCCTGGTGTTGTAAATCCTGTACTTCCAGTTAAACCAGTTACAGAGAACCCAACTTTCTTTGCAATAATTTTTTGATAATAAGAACTAAATGTTAGATCTATCTGAGAAGAAGAACTTCCCATAGTTGTTAGAAGAGCCTTAGATATAGTAACAGTATTACCTACTACTGTTTCAACAAAAGTATTTGCTGGTATGGATCCATTAGAATCAGTAATTAACATTCCATAAAGAATTCCAGATGGATTGTTAACTTCAATAGTGAATTTTCCTTGGGTTCCATAACCAGTTTTGGTTACATTTGTATTTCCACCAAAATACTTTAATTCACTTGCATATCTTGCTACAGCAGTATCTGAGATCTGAGTTACTTTAGATTCTCCAAGAATCTCTACGAATTGGAACTTTTTATAAGATCCAGATGTAGTTGAAGTATAAGTCTCGGCTTCAAAGTTCTTAAAGAGTAAAGGAACAGAAGCCTCTGCATTTCTATTGAAAAGAGTTCTTGGTAGGTAAACACCACCACTCATAGTAACAACAGAATTGTAGAATCCTGGGTTATAAAATAACCTAGATACTTCTACTTTATCGGTTCCATTTGATAGATTGAGTTCTACAGGTTCACCTTGAACCCATGGATTTAATGTTCTACTAGATCCTGGTGACTGTGTAGTAAGAACACTCCAATCAGCTCCAGTAACTTTAAACTGTTCCTTGCCAATTCTAATCAATTCTGGGCTACTTGGTGAAATAGAAGTGACATCATTTTCAAACAGATCTTCTACACTAGTAATTTTCATGGTAGTAGAACTTGTTGAACTACCAGCCGAAGAAAGTAACTGAGCAGTTAGGAAAACTCTATCATGGTCTCTAATGGTTTTAATAGTTTGTCCTGGTCTTAGTACTCCATTAAATACTTTAATTTTCTTAACTGTATCGTTAGGGCGACCTACAATTTCTCCTCTAAAGTCTGGTCCAAATACCTGATCATCAATATTAAATGATGCATGACTAATTACATCAGTCTTAAATGAAGGGGAGTTAATCTTTTTAAATGCATGATAACTTGCACCACTGCCTTGATATGTTTGTTCTGTAATATCAATCGCTTTCTTAGCGTTAGCATTAGTTAAGTTTATAGCAAGTTTGATAAAGTTATTGTCAACTTTAATAACATAGTATTGGGTTCCAGATACTAAGTAATTGTTACCGCTGTTTGTACTTGCTCTAGTACCAACATACTTACCACTTAAGAATTGATATTCAAGAATATCTCCTGTTTTTAATCCATGTGCAAACAATCTGATAGTGTCTTTTGATGTACTAATATCATCAGATGTTTTATTTTCAGTAAAGAATTGATAGTCAAAATCTGCTCTTATTCTCTGATTAGCTCCATATGCACCTTTAACGATAGTATAATTTTTATTAGTCAAACTTCCATTTGTCGCAATGTTATTGGACATCTTAGGAATGTTATAAAGAATGTCATTAACATTAAAACTTCCAGATTCGGGAACTGATAAAGTTTGTCCTAGATAGTTGCAATATTCTAGAACTAATTTCGTAAAGAATTTATAGACTGGTTTCTTAACTTTTTTACCTTTCTTATTGGTATTATTTTCGTCTTCTAAAATTGCAATATTAACTTTTTCTGTTTTCTTTTGAATAATTTTAGCAAACTTAGTTGGAAGAATAAATGTTGCAGTAACAGCAGCATTAGATGTAGGAGCATCTGTCAAGAATAATGTGGTTCCACTAATAGATCTAATAAAAGTATTGGAAGGAATTCCGCTACCAATAATTCTCTGACCCACTGCTAGAGATGTAGCGCTGCTAACAGTACACTTTGCTTCTCTAAAAGTTACAGATACATTATTTCCAGATGCAAAAACAGCCTGGTTGAGATCGACAGTATCAACTCCACCAACAGTAGCCTTTGAAATTACAAATGTTCCATTACTTATTCCATTACCAGTTACTTTATTACCAACTTCAATTCCAGTTAATCCGCCACTAATGACTGCAAGTGTGGAACTACCGGCAACAAAATCACATGATCTGGTTACGTTTCCTGTACTTGGAGTTACAGTTCTAGTTACAGAATAATTCTGAGTGTTTCTGACAAAAGAATTAGGTTTATATCTCTTACTATCTTGACTAGCTAAAAGGACAGTTTCTCTTTGTAGAGTTACTCTAGTAGCAGGCAATTTGGTAGTAACTACCTCAGCTTGAACGCAGTTTACAGTAATAGTTCTAGGAGTTACTACTTCCTGCTCCTTTACAAATTGAATTTTATCTGAAGGTAAAGCAAAGGAGTCAGAAAGGAAAGTATCACAATAAAATTCTTCTACTAATTGTTGATCAGCTGAAACATAAGTACCATTAAGTCTCTTGATATCACTGAAGTCATAATTGTATACTCCTTGTACTGTTACATTTTGAGCTCTCTTATAATTTTCAGCATCATCTCTAAATGTAATTAGTTGACCATCTCTTCTTAATTTTTCGCCTTTTATAAATTGTCCAGCAACTTGATAAACTCTTAATATATTTTCATCTGGATCATACGCAAGGATACCTTTTGCTTTACTTGAGTCACCAATGATTTCATCTCCCTGCCTTAACAGTGGTCTAATTTCATTGTTTGTATCAATTGCAGTTTGAAGTTTGATCAGAGTGAATAGTTGTACGTCACCAACATATAACTTAAATTGATTATTACCTAATCTATCAATACCAATACATCTGGCCATACCAACCATGTTTCTACCTTCAGCAAAGGTATCTTCATAGTATGAATCATAAAATTCAATAGTTTGATAATGATTTGCAAGAACACCAGAATTACTTACAAAAGGAAGTCCCCTTAAATTCTTAACTAAGAAGTAATCTCCTTGTTCATATGGAAGAATTTGGTTTGTTAATTTTTCTACTTCTCTAGGTTTTTGTAAATCTAAGTATGTTGGAGCATCAGTAGAAATTTCATAGCCCTGAACATATGCTCTACCTGGGCTAATCTCTACTGTATATAAGTCATCACCAGGAGAATTTCCTTGAGCTGTTGTATCTCCTTCTTCAAATACACCGTTATTAAGACCATCATTTAAAGATTCCTTGACCATAATACCAAATGGTTTGGTCATGTAATCGCCATGAGTATCGTAAGTTCTTCTGGCGATTGATCTTTCTAATTCTGAATATGGTTCTTTTTTATTAAGTCTGAGAACTTTACCTTCTTCTAATCTTAAAAGTTCTAAGAAATTTTTATCTCCAGGATCATCTAAAAGTCTCTTAGTAAGAGTACATCTTAGTCTGAATCTATGAGCTCCTGGAGCATTATAATTACTTGATCCAAAAGCATTATCATTTAAAGATTCATCATCTTCTGGGGTGATAATAGATTCTGAAATATCAAATCCAATTTTGTATGATGGTTCATTGGAATATTGATCTAGAAGAACTCTTTGAGTTGCTACATCGACAAAGAATCCTCTGATAAAATAAACTCCATTATTAATATAAGCACAAGATCCAACGTACTTAGCATTTTTTGGAATTAACTTGAGGATTGGAGATCCAGCTTCAACAAGTCTCCCTCCAATTGTAATGTCAACGTTAGCATATAACTCTTCATTATCATCAAATCTTCTAGTTACATTGTCTTGACCAGAAGCAATATACTTTACATATAAAGTAATAAACTTCTTCGTTGATTCTTTTGCAGAAATACTAAACTGAACTCTGGCAGAAACTCCAGATTTAATACCATAAAGTTCTATTTCATCTAATTGATTTCTATATGACTCTACTGCTGCACCAAGGAAAGTTGATTGTACCAAAATAGCATGACATTGTAAGTCATAACTCAATTGACCAGGAATAATCATTCCTCCATCTTTGAAGAAATGTTGACCTATATTTTCAATTTGATTTTGTAGAATTGATTGGAGTGTTGTTAGTTCTCTAGCCTGTACTGGATATCCAGGTCTAAAGAGAACCTTATGAAAATTCTTATCTTTTGAAAAATCATCATTATATGGAGCTACGTTCAGATTAGTATTTTGTGCCATGTCTTTCCTTGCTTAATTTTGTAATTAGAACTCGATAATGATTTTGATGTCTTCAACCTGGTCAGGGAATCTAACAATTGGTCTTCTATTATCTATATAGATAATTTTTCCAGAGTTTTTTTCTATCTCTGGTTGAGCATAACCCTGAGTAAAATTCTGTCCTAGATTATAGTTTTTACCATCTACAGTTCTAGTACTAGTGTTGTCAATTTCGGGGAATGCTACATCTGGTGAAACTGATGTAGTTCCTCCTGGGATAGATACGTTTTCTGATCCAACAAACTCATTCAAAGGTCCAGTTCCTTCTGGGAAAATACCCTTGACTCTGTTTTGAAAATACTTTAGAACTTTTGTAATTGGATTCCAAGAAACAACAACTCCTCTAGAAACTACAGATGTTGCTCCAACTGTTCTTGTTTGTTGAATAGTAGCATCTGGAGTAAAAGATCCTGTAAAACTCAATGGAAATGCAATAGCTTTTGTTAAACTATAAGTCAAAGAAGTTGCAGTAGTATTAGTTCCTCTTACTAATGGATTGATAATTAATCCAATTCTTCTAAAATCATTATCTGTTGGGAAGTCACCAAGACCTTCATCATATGAAAATTTGGTATTAATAAGAATTCTAAAAGCTCCCAATTCAGTTAACGTATCTTTTCCATGTCCACCTTGAGGTGGGATAATAACATTAACCTGAGCTCCAGTACCAGAACCAATACCAGTTATTCCATCAATATCTATTTGACCGAAGGAATATTCACTTCCTCCATTCAATACATTAACTTGAGAGACTTTACCGCCATCAATTACAATAGTTACTCTTCCACCTTTACCATCACCATTGATAGCTATGTTTTCATAAACTCCATTGTTATAACCACTTCCAGAATTTACAATCAGAATAGTATCAATCTCACCATTACTTGTATTGGTGGAAACTGTAGTATCTTGAATTACAGGTAGATAATCTTTAGATAAGAATCTAATAATTTGGTCAACCGTCAAAGTATACATATACTTCCATCTATATCCATCAGACGTAGTGATGATTGCATTGGATGTTCCAGTTGGTTCAATTGTTGAGGGCTTTCCATTAGGATCTGATGGAGAAGTTCCATTGTAAATACATTTGAAAACTTGATATTGACTATTAACTACATAGAAGTCTGCATCGTATAAAGATGTAGCTCCACTAGCAGCAGGATTATAAATCGAATAATCATGTCTATACATGTCATATGTAAATCCCAATCCACCCGTAGTTTGTTCTGGTGGAATCCAATTAATTCTCCTTACCACAGGTAAAATATCTGTGGGCAAAATTCTCTTCATAGCAACCATATCATCATAGATATCTGAATACTGTTCAAAACTATCTATTGGATCTGGTGGAGATGAGTCTCCACCAGTAGAATCTTCCCAAGCTTGTGGTCTTCCCACAAAAACGTATAAAGAATCTGGAGTTGTTTGTTGAGTATCAAAAGATGATATGAATTGTTTTGACAAAAAGATCCTAAACTGATCAGTAATTAAAGCGGTCATTTTTTATAGAAATCCTTTATTTTATTTATTGACTTAATAATACGCTATTGAACTCATAAGATTGAATTGTATACTTATCTTCAACTATCAAAGTATTACCATTGTAAATATTTATGATCTCACCTTGTTGATATTGAATAGTAAACACGTAGTATGGATCATCGTAAAGAAGATCTACAAGAACAAGTTCGATATAATTTTGTCCTGTTGGGATATTTACAGACTCAATAATTCCAGAGAATCCACTATCAGCACCAACTACTTTACGTCCAATCAACAACTCACCGTAGGTTGTTGGTTTGTTTATTCTTATTGTTACTTGAGATTGATGGAATTCTCCTGTATTAACCGCAGAGATATCTTCTACAGTAACAATGTTTCCATTTCCATCTCTAAGTGCATCACCGATAGCAATTGTATTTCCTAGTTGATCGATTTCTTCAACACCATATAGTGAGAATGGATATCCACCATCTAATGCAATCTCTCCATTATAATCACTACCTGTATTGTTAACGCCATTGTATGTCAATCCTTTATTATTTGGACCTTGTTCTACAGTTGATATATAACCATATGGTTGTTCGCCCCCTATAGTTAGATTTCTTGGATAGATGGAATCAGTGATTAAGAAACCTGATTCCTCAACAATTGATGGATCTAATAGAGAATATCCTTTGAGTTGTGGATATAGAGCATTACATGTAGAAGAATCAGATTGACAAATAACAAAAGTCTTATCTTTAATTAAATCGAGATCTGTATCTGTGACACCATCAGATATTTTATCAGTATCAAATCTATTAATGCCCATTTTTTCTACAGCAACCCCTCCAGAAGGAGTTGTGATAGATCTAGTTTTTGTCTTATCTGGTTCATTGGGGTTAATGATAACTTGTCCAATAATAAATTCAGTATTATCATCATCTAATTCTACTACTATTCTATTAGAAGCTTTAATAATTCTAACAATTGATCCACTTACGACTATAGTTGTGTTTTGATCTACAACTATAGTTTGTTCAACTATGTCTTCTACAGCTAATCCATCAACATTATTTAAATGTAATGATTGGGCATTAATAATATAATTTCCATTCGATGATGTATTAAATAGTCCTCCAACATACGATGGAGTGCCCTCACTACGAGCAGTACCAGCATCAATAAATGCCAGTGAATCAATAACATACTTAATGAATAGGTATGGTGGAATTACTTCATCTTGACTTTGTGGTTCAAAAGAATATACTCTAACATTTGTGGTTATACTTCCACTCTCTTCAGAATTAATTCTGATGATTGGTAAGATGTCATTAATTGAGAAGTTCCAGAATCCAGAAGACAATCTAAGTTTTTGATCATAGTTAAAGTTAATACCTCTTGTAATTCCAGTAAAACTATTTGATGTTTTGCCGCTATAAGTAATAACTTCTTTACCAAGAATTAAAGTTCCACTAGAAGTAAATCCACCAGTACTTGAAACAAAAATCTGAGTATCATCTTCAGTTACATTCTTAACTAATCCGGCTAATTTATCACTCTTAGATGTTAAATATGATCTAATCTTACTTTCCTTAGTTAGAAGTACTTTTTGAGCGAAAATAATTTCTGGTACAGATTCAAATCCAACACCCCTAGAAACAAACTCTACATCAGAAACTAGATTGTTTTCGATAGATGCTAATACTTTAACACCATATCCACCACCACCTTTAGTAATAATCACAGGAGTTGTATAATATTGAGATCCTCTTAAGTTCTCTGGTATTGTAATAGATTCTATTTCTCCACCAAATGCATTAACATTTAATTTTATTGTTGCTCCAGATCCAGATCCAACAACATTTTCGACTCCACCAAATTCATCAATTGGTTGTATTACAACAGTGTCAGAAGTAGAGTAGTCTCTACCAAATCCATCATAAGATGTATTACCAATTGTATATGGAGTAACAATAATATCTGTTATAGATCCTATTGACAATTCAAATGAAGCCTCGTCATATTCAGTTTCTGTTTGTCCCTCAAGAGTTACTGCGTAATCTAATACATTATAGTAATTGTTTCCTTTATTAATAACAATAGCATTAGTTACCGAACCATTTTGATCTAAAACAATATCTACTTTTATTGGTGTTGGTTTTGATACTGTAAGTTTTAACGTAGTTGGATTCCACGATTCAACTACAAAATGTTTGACAGTTCCAGTTTTGACTCCATTAGATCTTGCATATACATCGATTTTTTCTCCAATATAGAAATCTCTATCTTCAACATAAGAATAAGACTTATCAATATTAATAACAAAATCACTATCACTTAGTTTGGAGAATGTATCGAATTGATATTGAATTTGAGTTCCGACTTCTACGAATCCTCCTGCAGGAATCGTCCCCTCGCCAGTATAAGTAACTTTTAATCTCAGAGGATTGTAACCGCTTCCACCAACGTTTAAGTAGAAGGACTCTACAGAGGTTAGTTTTCCTAAAGAAACATTATTTGTAAATGAAACTATATTAATGTTTTCTCCAGGGATAAATGAACCTGTTAGATCTTTGACAAAAATCTTAGCTTCAGATTCTCCACCACTTACAAATACAGCTTCTGATTTACTTGTGGCTCCACGAATTCTAAACTTAAAGTCGTTTTCTGTATATTCATCAAATAAAGCTCCATCCCAGTCACCTTCATTAATTTCGATAATACCAATCAATACTGGATAGATATTTTCAATACCACCAGCTTGATTTACTACAACTTTAAATTCTACTGGGATTTCTGGATTTCCAACATTAGATATAGAAACTTCATCTGATGATGAATATCCAAATCCACTATTAATAACTTTAATAGCTGAGATCTTCTGAGTATTATTTGAATCTGGTTCAAATAAAATTTCTCCAGTAAATCCAGTTCCAGTATTTGAAATTACTTGTACAGATGGTTTTAGATATCCAGATCCAGCGTTAATGACTTCTACATTTGATACTCCAAGTTGAGCTGTCAATCTTGCTTCATCACCACTGGATGAATTAATTGTAATTCTTGGTCTTCTAATATAACCAGAACCACCAGATGTTAAAGAGGCTCCATTTATCTTTCCTGTTCTTATAGTTGCAGTTGCAGAAGCAGTTCTTCCAATTCTATCTCCAGAATATTCAAATGTTGTAACTGAAGTTAAGTTATCGACTGTTGCAACAGTCCTATTTGTATCCTCTTTATTTAATCTAATAATATCAGTTGGTTCAATTTGAGGAATAACTTCAATAGAGTCAACGTCAATAGCTGAACCGACGTATACATAACCAACAAAACTAGATCCTGGTTTTGGAGCAGAAGAAAATCTAATTCTAGAACCATCTACAGTAAATCCTTCTTGAGGAACTTGAACTACTCCGTTTATTGTAAATAAACAGTTTCTATCAACAATAATATTTGTTGCATTACCAAAAACTGAAATAGCAAATGGTAATCCTCCAATTTCCATACCAAAACTTTGAGTGATGCCATCAAATTGTGGAGAGATGTCGTCAATCTTTCTCCACTTACCATAGTAAACAGCTAGAAATTCATCGTCCTTAGTTGGAGGAGTAGCAAAAGTTATAAAATTAGACGCCGTTGTATAGTCCTTATCAAATTCTTGAATGACTCCATTAATAGATACAATTATTGGAGAATCTTCTACTGATGGGAAGTAATCTTGAATATCTCCTGTTGGAGATATTACAACCAGAGGGAATTGAGTTCTCTGACCATTAAATCCTTGATAAGCGTAAACCACGCTAGATTCGTATGTAGTATTTTTTACATAAACGTAATCATATAAAGTAAATGATCCTACCACAGATGTACTATCAAAGATCAGTCTATCTCCAACTGATTTTTCTATAACAGCTGTATTTCTTTCAAATGAACTAATATAAGAATTTGATGTTGAACCAGAATCTATTCCAAAGATATAGTTATTTTTATAGAAATTTCCATTTACATTCTTAAGAATGTAAACGTTATAAATGGATTCTATTACCGAATAGAAATCGTTATCTTGAGTGAAAGTTTGACCAACAGAAATATTAGATCCATTTCCAGTAATAGAAACATTTACTGATCCATCATCATTTATATCTTTTAATGTTACTGAGATTGATCCATTTACAAAACTGCCAACAAGATTAGATTTTTCAATAGTACCATCTTCATCATTAAGATCAAATCGTTTTTGTAAATCATAAATTTTAGTTACCCCAGAATCAATTGCATTTACAAACGCAGTCTTAGTTAGAGTAGATGATTTCAAGATACATAAATCATTTTCAGAAATAGAACTGATGATAGGACGTTGTACATAATTTTGAGGATACAATCTCTTAGGAGAATATGTAAATTCAACAACACTCACATTTGGTAAAGATAGATCGGTCCAATAATTATTGATTATAGTACCAAAAGTATCTAATGCATTTTGTACTGATTGACAGTATGGCCACCCTGCGGGGTCAACGCTGATGCTAGAGTCTGTTTTGTATGTAAGAACACTTTCTTGGACCACATATGGGTCTTCTGAAGAGTTAATATAGAAATTAACCGTTGATAGTTTTGCTAAATTTATAACTTCAGAGAAGAAATCTTGAACAAAAGATTTTTTAGATGAATTACTATAGAAAGGAGAAGTCTCACCTAAATCGGTTAATGCATCTAATACATACTCATTGCTTCCTAGAAGTAAATTTTTAATAGTAGCTTTAATTACTGAATAAGCATATGAATACAACTGAGTTATTTCAGACTGAGTGAATGATGCGGATGGAGTTGCATCTAGTGTAATTAAGAAAGCTTCATCAACAATAAACTTCTCATTTCTTGCAATTTGAGCAGAAGCATCCTGAATAGTTCCAGTAGCATCATTTGTAATCTTACTAATCAATAATTGGAACAACTCTGTAATTCTTTCTTGAATATCAGTCTTTTCTTGAGTAGTATAGTTTGTACTATTATCAATAATTTCTTTATAAGATGTCTCTAACTTGAAGAAAGCATATGCGGTTTCAATAAGTTCAGTTTCCACATGAGAAAGAGAACCGCCATTAACATAGAACTCTGATGCTCTAATTGTATTAACATTACCACCAAACTTCAAATCATCAAATATAGCTTCAGAAACAATCTTCATGTCTCTTTGACACTTGTTTAAATTATCATTTGGAATAGTTAAGTTATTAAACTGTAACTTAAGATCATCATATACATCATCGATAACATCTTCATATGTTTCTGACAATTCAATAACAGCATCCTTATAGAATCTTAGTGAATCTGGATTTATTGCATTTAATAATACATCAACAAGGTCTGAAATATTTTGATCTAAAGTAGTAGAACTAATTACATCTGAAGAATATTGTATAGGAATATTATAAAGAACAGATACAAACTGAGAATTAACTTTAAACTTATCAAAATTAAATGTTACCTCTTGTGCAGAATAGTTTCCAACTAATGTGTAATCAGCAAAAGATTCTGTCATCAAATATACATTATTTCCACTAACAGACTTGACATAGATATCTACGTCAAATTGATCTGTAGTCACTAGCATACCTCTAACAATTCCAGTTGAATCAGAAACTGTAATGTAGTTTTGACTATTAACTAGATTACAAGTCTGTACTACTTCAAAATTCCTAGAGGATAGTTTGATGAAATCTTTTAGTCTTGAATATGCCCAGATAGATTCTTCAACTTCACCTTTCAAGAAGTTTACCTCGTTGTTAGAATCAAAATAGAATCTAGTTGCAAGAACTGTATTATAGTTTCCACCAAGTTTAATATCGTTTGTAATTGCGTTTAACATTAACGCAAGGTCATTTTTACAACGTCCAATGGTTATTGTATTCTTATCAGATAAGTATGCAAATTGAGTGGTTATTAACTCATAAACATAATCAACAATAAATGATTTATTATTATCAAGAACATCATAAAGATCGTTCCAAGGAGTATACGAATGAATAGTGCCTGGAGTAGGTTGATACTTATTAATTTGAGGGACAATTTCTGATGTAGAAATATAGTGAATCGTTTCTCTATTCGCTGAGTTAGCAGTAACAGATCTGGTAATTGCAGGTGTGGTATTAAATACTATATTTCCAGTCACATAATGATTTTCAGTATCATATGAAAAATGATTGATGTAAATATCATTTCCAATAATATCAACAACTTTACCAACGATAGATCCTTGAGTAGCTGTCAATCCAACGGAAAGTCCAGTTACAGTAGTTAAAGTGAACTTAGTTGTAATATCATATGTTTTTGATTTTACAGTTGTTCTAGTTACATCGAGATCTTTTACTGGAGCTACAATGTTTACTATAGAACTTTGTCTATTTGTAGAAACAGTGTATCCAGTAAAATCTAGTAATTCAGTTTCTTCAACTATTAGATCATTTTCATATACATTTTCTAAGGAAATAATATAATTTACATTATCAGAACTTAATATTGTACTTTCATAAGTGTTAGTTCCATTAGAAATGGTGATAGTTTCTCCAGCAACAAAAGATCTTCCTGGGTTAGGATTTGGTAATAGATTTTGATCTTCACCTATAATTGTAGTTGTGACAATCGATACTAAAGTATCAATTGTACTTTGAACATTGGCGCATGATTCTGGATCATTGTTACTTGATGTCTCTGGGTCTTCAATTAATGTAAAGTCTTTTGCATACAATTGGTTATTGATGGCTAACTTCATCATGTCACGAGCCTTATTAAAGGCTGTTATTGTTTCAGACTCTTCGCCTATAATATAAATTATATTTCCATTATTGTCGAAGTAAGAATTAGCAGACTCGATAACATTAACATTTGATCCTCTGAATAGATCACTTGCAACAGAATCCACAATGTAACCAATATCTCTTGCACAAATTGTTCCATTTTCTGTAAATGATCCTAGATTTTCAGTAGGCAGAGAATCAGTAGTTTTGTTAGATAAGCAAGTAGTTACGATAGAACATAGAGTGTTTATATTTGATTGTACATCAGTACATGTATTTTCATTTCCAGAATAATTATACTCTACATCACCACCAGTCCCACCGAATTCAGCAGGACCATATGGAAGAGTTAAATCTTTAACATACAACTGATTTGTTATTGCCTTTTTCATCATATCACGAGCCATATTAAATGATGTGATAGACTCAGTTTCTTCACCGGCTAAGGATGATGTTGGTCTACCTGCAGTATCAAAATATTGAAGTGTAAACTTACGAGAATATGCATTACCACCAGTAAATACGTCTAGTGAAATAGCATCTACAAAATAACCAATATCACGTAGACACTTACTTGAACCATCAATAAACATTCCATTATTAACTGATGGAAGTTCTCCTAAATCTTCTGCAGTCAATACAACGGTTACAATTTCAACAAGATTATCAATGGCATTTGAAACATCAGTGCAATCACCTTGAACTCCTGGGCTTGGATCTGGTGTTACAGTGGGGTCAGTGATAGTTAAAAGATTTTGAATCGCTAACTTCATGTTATCACGAGCATTATTAAATGCCGTTATTGAATTTGTAATTTCACCAGCAAGTCCATTGGTTAATAATGTTGTAGTTCCACTGAAATATTGTTTTACAAACTCCCTTGAGTAATAATTTCCACCAGCAAATAGATCCAATGATACTGCATCTACTAAGAATCCAATATCTCTCTTACACTTAACTCCATTAGTATCTCCAACGATTGATTCTTCATAGGAAGAGTCAATAATTTCTTGTCTATTCTGTTGGATTAATCTATAAGCATCAAAGAATCTGTACTGAGTTGATGATACTGGAGCACCAGGGAATACAAAATCTGGATAATCAACAGCAATTTCAGCTAATGCTCTTTCAGTGATTTCCTTTTTATTTTGTTGAATTAGTCTATAAGAATCATAATATCTGAATCTTTCATAATCAGCTGGATCATCTGGGAAATTAAAGTCTGGATGTTGAATAGCAATCTCAGCAAGAGATCTATCAATGATTTCCTGTTTGTTTGCAACGATTAAGTTTCTAGCGTCTTTAAATCTACCAGCTGATTCTTCAACATCAACAGAAACTCTGACTATTTCTAATGTATCGTCTACATTAAATTCATCAGAATCGCCATATTCAACTTCGAGTTGAATTGACTTGAATCTATCTCCAATAGATTCATTATAGAGATAATCATCTAATAAAAGTCTAGAAGATTCTATTTCCTTATAATATAAATCTCCATAAGATTCTAACTTATTAAATGGAACAATATATGATTTTGATACATCAGTTAGTGATACGTTTGGATTATCTGGATTATTAACTCTGTTAAAGATATATCCAGTGAATAAAGTACCAGGACTAATTTCAACTTCATTGATGTTATTAATTCTAGTTATTTCAGTAATCTTACATGAAGTTCTGCTCTTTTCACCTACTACCAGATCATTTATGGCAAGGAAAATAGTAGAGGAATCTGTATTATTAGCTGTTCCATAAGTTTTAGAAACTAACAGATCATTTGTAAGAACTACTGGTAAAGGAGTATTGTCATCAGTAAATGTATTATCATCATCACTCTTGAATCTAATCTTAGTTACTTTATATTTTGCATTTGGAGTTGTAAAGTAAACAAAGTTTGTTAGATTACCTTCTACAATTTCACCTTGAGTTGTTCTAGATTGAAGTGTTTCATTTTCATCAATGAATGGATCAGTAATATTTGATTTTATAGCAACTTCAACTTCTTTTGTAACTTCATTTACAGAAACTACGGTTGCAACTTCTCTATTAACTGTTGATGTTAAAACATCGCCAACATTCAATTCTACTAAAGATGGTGTTGATTGGTTATAGTTTAAGAAACTATCAAATGTAAAGATCGATCTAACTGACAGATTAGTTTCATTTACATCATAAGCTAAATCTGTCTTACTATCAGATGGAGAAACTGTACTTGCGTTGCTTGATAGAATGAAAGGTCCGACAATATCATTAGATAATGTAATGTAATTTGAAGTTTCATCTAATTCATATTGATTAGACTCAAAATTATATAATCTTATAATTACTTGATTGTCCTCAGACAGTTGATTTAAATTATCGTTAATTTTATATGCAAATATATTTACAGAATACTCACCTTCTTCTTGAACATTTTGATATGAGAAGATATCAACTTTATCATTAACAACTTCAGATCCCTCAAGAATATCAAATTTAAATGGTCTTAGATCAGCTATTTGATTTGTACTTACATAAGTAACATCAAAATCTGTTCCTGTTAGATCTTCATTGTCATAAAATACTGTAATATCCTCATCATCTGTTATAATTGTAGAATCAGTTGTAGTGAATACAACAACTAAAGTTACAGTATAGATATTATTTTCAAATACAACTCCAATTTCAGTGATAACTCCATTGATATTATTTTGTTCTACAGTATCTCCAATTTCAATATTTGGATTAGTAGAAGATTCAATTACTATTGTTTGTTGCCAGATATTTAATCCATCAATATTAAATTCTTTTACTCTTACGACGTATAACTTTTCATCTTGAGTAAACTTTCCTACTGGTGGATATAGATTAGTAAATTTAACATTTCTACTCTTTGATACTAATCTAGCAGATGGAGCTTCATCAAATGTAATTTGTCCATTTTGGAAAACATAAGAATCTGGAGATTGTAGAATATTGTTCAGGAATATCATCAAGAATCTTTCATTACTTCTAACAACATCCAATACTTCTGTAGTACTACCATCTAGATTAGTAATAAGTCTTCTAACTTGTAGATCAAAAGTAGTTGTTTCTCCATCAAATTTATCAGAAATATCTACAATCTTTTCTACAAACGATGTGATAATATTTTCAGAAGTAATGAGTTTTTTACCGACTACAGAAACTTCATTTAGATTAAGAACATCTTCAATGTACCCTGGCGAAAAAATTCTAGATCCTCTTCTCTGAGCAGCGTCAACAGAAATATCTCTACTGAATGATGTTGATGCTTTAAGTCTTGGTAGAGAACTATTAGTTTCATATGAATATTCAGAGAATAATGAGAATCCAATTGGATGTAAATTATCTAATACAAGATTTCTCCAGTCTTCTGATGGAGTTGTAGTTTTTATAAGGTATGCAAAATTTTGATAATACTCACTTTGCAATCTTTGAGAAATAGAACTCAACTTACCAGTTTCTTCATAAAACTTCCCATCGATTCTAGACGTAGATCCAATTTCACCAAATCCACTAGCAGAAATAACTTTATTAACAATACCAGATGACTCTGATGATAAACCTACTACTTTTTTACCTATTCCAAATTCACCTTCTAAAACATTTACTCTTAAAATATTAGGTCCAGAAATCCAACCAGAATTTGGAAGAACTTTTGCAACACATGTAGTTACTTCTTGTTCTACGCCATTTACAATTTGAGGTTCAAGTTGATTGATAATCTCATTACCTAAGAATTGAGATGATTTTAGAGTTGCTGTTGCTTTTGCTCCAAAAACTTCTGTCAATAGGGATTGTGTTGGTGATCCAGTAGTAACAAAGGTCAAATAATTGTTTAGTAGAGCTTCGTTTTTATTAATAGCAATTCTAAGTTGATTTGGAAGTAATCCATTACTTTCACCTACAATAGCAGCTAAAGAAATTGTAGTTTGGTATGATCCAGTTAAACTATTATCATCATCTATTAAATTATCCATACCGCCAGGATAATTAATAATTGGCATTATTACATTATTGTTTCCATCTACTACTTCAGCTCTTAATTTAATTGTAGATCCGTTAGGAATTCCATGAGGAACTTTAAACTGAATTAAATTGAGATCTAAGTTAACTACGTATGGAATTTTTGATTGAATAATAATATTTGGTTCAGAGAAATAACCAGAACCAGCACTAACAAGTTCAATGCCAGATACTCTATTATTTCTAACTGTTGCAACAGCAGCAGCACCAGATCCACCGCCACCTTCAATAAGAACGATAGGAGTAGATGTGTATCCAAATCCAGGATCATCAATTATAACTTCTGAAATGACTTTAGCATTTACTAATTGTAGTGATATTGGAAACTTAATTTGTGGTTTTAGAGTATAATCATGAGTATAGTCAAAACCAACATTTAGATTGGAAAGTTTTCTAATACTTCCAACCTTTTCGCTATATGGAAGAATGCTACTTCCAGTACCAGGTGCTGGGATAACAACTTCAAGTTGTCCACCAGATCCATTTGAAGCTGATCCGAGAATTCCTGGGATATCAACAATATTAATAGTGGCTTCAGTATATCCTTCGCCAGGGTTTGTAACTACTGCTTGCGTAATTCTACCTGTAATTATTTCTTCGTCAAGTTCGTTTGTTATTACTTCTGGAGTAACTGTAATATCAACTAATCCACCTACGCCATCACCCAAAATAGGAACATCCCTATAGATTCCAGGTTCGTACTCTGTTCCTCCGTTTAAAATTTCAATCTTTTCAATTTTTCTAGGACATAAAATTCCAGATACTCTCGGAAGAACTTTAAAATATCCCCCATTATTAAATATAGAAATTTCTGATATAGATCCAGAAGAAGTTTCAGAGTATGATAGATATTTTGTAGTATTTTCATTACCAAGTAAAACATAAGCATCACATTCTGGTTTGTATGGTAATGGGTATAATAATTGAGTATCATTCAGCACTCTATAGACTCTAAAGGTTCCATTATAGGGAGTTTCTCTTAGAGATATAGTAGAATCTGGTAGTACAAAATTATTACCATCAGAATTAGCTTCATTGAAATAATAGGATAGTTGTCCAGCGTTAGATTCAACCACAAAATCAACATATGATCCAGATTGACCAGGAACAATATTATTTCTTACAACATTGTTAAAGGTGTATACAACTCTGTTACTATCATCTCTAGAGAAATTAAATAAAGTTCCAGTATTGCTAGGATCTGATACGTCAAATCTATAGGTATGGCCATACACCATATTAAATGATGGGGCTTTGTAATATAGTTCGGATGTAGAAGGATTGAATACATTATGTGGTAAGTTATTCAAGTCAATATTGTATAGTCTAAAGATAAATTCATTTTCTGAAATAATTTGATCTACTAAATTAATCTGAGAGTATGTAGATGGAAGGACCAGAGTTGCTAAAGAATTTTCTCTTAAGTTATGGTCATCCGTAGTCTTAATAAAGATTTTGTCTTCATGTACTAGATTTTCACCAGGTATTTGATAAACATATTCAAACAATCGTGTAATTAAGTTTATCTTACTTACACCATATAGTCTGGAAATAGAAATATTATTATTAGAATTTACAGTTAGTTCTGGATAGAATTGATTTGTGTAATTAACATCATATTCATCTAATACAGATTTCATAGTGGTCGATTCACCACTGAAAAATACGCAAGGTGATACTGAAGTTATACCAACACCTGAGGCAGAATAAGTAGATTCTGTTCTAACTCCAGATATAGAAACTGAAGAAGTGTCAAATCTACTTTGATTTGACAATCTAACCCTTACATGATCTCTATTTTTAGAGACTACAATTCCAGATGCAGAAGTTGAAGTTTGAGTAATAACATCTCCTAGTTCAACTTCATCATAAATTGTAGAATTTGTCAAATCTAAATTCTGTTCTCTGTCTATCACTTGTATAGTATAAACTTCACTAACAAATCTCATTCTTGTAACTTTTGCTGTGGCTCCCTGTCCGTCTCCACCTAAAAGAATAATGTTTGGTGTTTTAGTAAATTTAGCACCACCATTTTCTACTAGAATTCTATCAACTCCTCCATTTCCATTGAGAACTGCTATTGCTATTAAACCACTACCATTTACTCCAGGTTGATTTTGAACGATTACGCTAGGAGCAACAGTATAGTCAGTACCAGAATTAACCACCTTTATAGAAACTATAGATCCATTTGTAATATTATCAGATTCAAAAATATAATCATCTTCATATTCTGATGGAATTTCAAATTCAAATTTATCAATATAATCCCAGTCAGTAGCATAAAGGAACTCAGCAAAAGCTGTTACTGTATTTTCTCCACCTATAGTCTTAGTAATTCTAACTCGTGTAGCTTCTGAAATTCCATCATCAAATACATTTTTAAATGAAATTATATTTGTTGTTTCGTTATAAGAAAGTATTGTTGCTTTTCCTCTGTAAACAAATGTATTTCCAGTAGAAGGAGTTAAAAATTCAACAGTATCTCCTGGTAAAAATACAGAATCTGCAGTAATATTTGAAATCTCTAATTTAGCCTCTATTTTTTCAAAATTTACAAATGTATTGTTAATCTTAGAATTGTAGAATGGATTTTGATTTCTAAGTTTAACATTTGAATTATCAAGAATATTTTCTATAAGATCTGAATTAGATGAAGAAAATTCTGTAACTGTTAAGGTTTGTATTCCTTTATCTAAAATTACACCAGAATAAGTATTTGATAGATTTTCATTATCTGTAAATAAAACTGTAGATCCTACAGGATAGTTTACAGTTTTATTTAATTGGTAAGTTACTACTGGTGAAATAAATTCGATAGAATCTTTTTCGATATAATATTTTTTGTTTAAAGTGATATCAAACGCAGGTTTTGATCCTTTAGTAGATACTTTTTCTGAGAAAATATCTGCAAAAGTAGAAGATACTTGATAGGATTTAGGGCAATCAGTTTCAAAGATATTAATATCAGTAATAGAGAAATTACTAAACTGTGTGCCTTGACGACCGATGATATTAGAATTATTTGTGAATGAAGTTGTAAAATCTTCAAGTTCAGCTTCAGTTATTAATGATGTCGAATTAGACATCGTAATATTATTTGAAGTATTATTCTGAAGTTCTTTGTATGTCCTATAAATGTATGAATAGTAATTATTTGTAGATTCTGTGATGGTCAAATATACACTGTTATATAAATCCAAAACAGAAGATGAAACTGAAATATTTACATTGGATTCTGATATGGTTTGTGTTTTTAAATAGTCAAGTTTATAATCAAAATAATTCACAACTACTTTACTGTTAACTCCACTGTCATCATTTAAAATGACAATTACATTGTCAAAATAGTCAAAGAATAAAGAAGACACTTCATGATCTGATGTATAAGATGGAATTGTTACTTCTCTAATAATGTCTCCATCAATATCAAGTCTAACTATTTGTTCGTTGAAAGCAAAATATATTTCATTAAATTGATTAAATTTAATGAAATGTTTATTCAATAAAGATGTAATTCCAGATACTTCTTTGATCCAATCTACACTAAAAGTAGATTTGTTTATTTTAATTAAATATGGTTTGTTATTAGATGTGGATGAGATGACGAAATTAGATTCATTTACATCAAAAGATTTTGCAGAAACACTGATTTGTTGGTATCCAATATCATCTATAGGTAATTCATTATCAAAAGAAATTCTTCTCTGTAGAGAAATATCATATGATGGAATAAGAACAGGAGAAATCGTATGTGCATTCAATAAATTATCACCCAAAGAAGTTAACTGTACTGGAGTTCCAGATGGAGTTTTTGACAGTTTAAATTTCTCGTTATCAACGCTAATTATATAGTAAACAGTATTTGATTCTAATCCACCAATCGGCAAGAATGATGTATATACCACTGGTTGATTTTCATAGAAAGTATTTGATAAGAATATGGTATTTGAATTTGTTAATGCGTTGTTTACTCTTACTGATGTGTTTGTCGAAGTAAAACTTAAAGTATTGATGTTTGTTGGTTGATCTTCCGTTACCTTTAGAAGTAAAATAGATTCTTTGTTTTCAGATCCTGGGTAATTTAATATATTTGAAATAATATTAATTTCTCTATTTTCAAAATCTTCTACAAACATTCCAATAGGAGATACTTCATAAGATCCACTAGATAATAAAACACTAGTTGATAGTTTTAGTGGTTGCTCTGATGAAATATCATATTTAATAATGATTAAATCTTTTACCAACTCGGAAGAAATTTGTCTATATACAGTTTCTACAAGTAGATATAAATCATTATCTTTGATGAATGATTTAGAAGCTGTAATTTCAAATGTTTCTTGTGTAATGCCAGCGCCTCTATCAGATTCTGGAATTAATAAATAACTTTCAAACTTCAATTCACCTGAGTTATCGAATTTATGGAATGTTATACATTTTGTTCCCTGAGAATCAAACGTTGAACCAAAGGCATATAGATTTTCATTTCTATCAATAGATGTTGTGGTATAATTAATTTTATTTTGAGCGTAAGAAGAATTTTCAATTTTTCTTCTAATAACAGATCTAAATCTATGAGTTGATGTTGATGGAATTGTAGTAACTGTTATAGTCTCTACATCATCAACTTCTGCAGCTAGAGAGAAACTATATCTTGTAACATTTTTAATGTAATAGATATTACCTGATATTAATCCATTAATAGGTGTTGATGTATTTGATGCAATGTATTTTACAGACTGTTCATTTGAGAAATCATTTTCAACAAAAAATGTGCTTTTATAGTTTCCAAAATCATATTCATTTTGAGAATCTAAAGTTACACTGTACATACTAATAGATACATCACTCAAGGATATTGGATTAGATGTAGTTTTGACTTTATCAGTGATTAATGTTCTTACAAAAATTGAATTTGACTGAGAATCAATATCAGAAATAACGATCATGTCTTCATCAAATAGAGGATATGATGGAATAGTTACTTCAACCTCTACATCAAGATCTCCATTGATTGTTGCATTATTCACATATTCACTTACAGGCATATCAAGAGAAACATTTAATGTCGTTGTTCCAGATATTGATTTAATAGCAGTTCCAAGTCCACTTAAATATGATCCAGTTGCTAATGGAGAATTGATTCCAAATTTAAATGTTGTTGAATTTGGTACTGCAATAATGTTCCAGGTTCCATTTAGATTTGTATCTGCCGTTGCTCCAAAAATATAAAGTTCATCACCAACAGAAATTCCAGTTGTAGAAGAAACAGTAGCTGTAACAATATTAGTATCATTTCCAGTATACTCTGAAACTGATATTGTCAAAGATCCTTTTTTAGAAACGCCAGTTACTAAAAATTCTCTTTCTACACTGTTAACTGTGAAATTAATCTTATTACCAGCATAAATTTCAGTTGAACTTGGAACTTCAGTCAGAGTCAACACAGAATTGATATCTGTAATAGTTGCATTAAAGGATTTTTCTTCCGAAACAACTCTAATTAGTTTTCCAATTTCTACATTATCTAGATTATTTAATCTTATTGAAGATGAGAATGGAAGTACATTATTTGTTAAAACTTGAGTGATTTTTTGATCAATTATTAATTCATCATTATCCTTAACAACTTCAATAATATCATCATCAAGATACTGACTATTGTTTGGATATTCACCTGAAGAATTTACAATATTAGATACCTCAATGATACTGTCAGAACTATTAATTGCAAAGATTGAACTCTCTATAATTGTAGATTCTGGGTTTAAAATTACAGAAATTGACTGAACCTCAGTTGGAGTAGATACAAGACCCTTAATCTTATTATTTCCTAATCTACCTTGAGTTGCATTACCAAATACTAATAACGGAGCATCAGTTCCACTCATATCTTTAATGACAAAACTGGAAGCGTTTCCAGCTTCTATTGTTCCAATATCAGTAATTCCTGTTATTTCTACTGGAGTTAGCTTAGTATCTAAAGTTCCGTTTCCTAATTCATAACTTGACGACCTACCCCAAGCATACAGAGCCGAATCATTAATACCCAAAACGTGATATGATCCAGCTGAAACATCTAACCAAGTAGTGTCAGTTCCTATCTGAGTTGGAATATTTTTGTCGAGTAAATCATTCGTTCCAAGATTACCAAAGAAGTTATCTCCCCAAGCCCAAAGAGTTCCATCAGACTTAATAGCAAACGTAGATCTATTAGAAGATGATGCCTTTGTCCATGTCGAAGTATTGATAAGAGTTGGAACTAAAATTCTAGTTCCAGATTGAGGTGTATAACGATTGAATATTTGTTTTGCACCAGAACTATTTCCTGTTACAATATCATTTCTAATAAACTCTCCAGACCTATTGGAGATTTTCATTTTTTTAGTTGAGGAATCATAAGAAACCACTGTAGCTGTAACTCCTCTAGATGAAGTTATAGTTTCTCCAGTTGAAAATACTCCAGTACCTACAGTTCTTGTAAATTCTAAGGAAGAACCAAAATCATCTAACTCATGAATTACAATAGATCTTAATCTTCCATAATTTGTACTTGTTAATACATCAGATCCAATATAGAGTTTTTCATTTCTAGTTGGAACATTTGTATATGTAAAGTTTTTGAGAATTAATGATCTAGTTGTTGGGTTCCAAGATACTACCTTACCACTAGCACCAGATAATTCAAAATTAACAGTTGACTCTGGAGTAAATGTTCCAGATCTGCCAGGATTCAAAATACTGATGGAAGCAATTTTACCTAATCCAAGGCAACTATTTCTAGAATCTCCCCAAACAAATAGTTCACCAGAAGAATTAATTGCTGCACTAATAGAATTGCCTGCATGAACTTGGGTCCAATTAGTGTTTGTGCTAACTTGAACTGGATATGAATAAGTTGTTGTTGATCCAATTCCCAATTGACCGTAATTATTTCTACCCCAAGCCCAAAGAGTTCCATCTGACTTAATAGCAAGAGCATGATCAACGCCTGATGATACTTTAGTCCAAGTTGATGTTCCAATTTGAACAGGAGATGTTTTATATGAATCTGTAGAATTAATTCCTAGTTCGCCAAAACTATTCTGACCCCAAGCCCAAAGAGTTCCATCGGACTTAATAGCAAATGATTTGTTACCATTAGCAGAAATTGCAGTCCACTGACTAGAGTTAACCTTGAATGGAACTTTTCTTCTGGTTCTATTTCCAGTTCCCAATTGACCAAAATTATTTTGACCCCAAGCCCAGAGAGATCCATCCTGTTTGATAGCTAATGTATGAGCTCCACTCTGAGATGATGAAATCTGATCCCAGTCTTTTGAAACTACATCAATAGTTGATGGCAGTCCAGCTTGGGTTACGGTATAACTAAATGAATTTCCAGTTATGTCAGTTACAGTTTTAAGTCCATTTAAAGATGTGTAATTATTAAATCCAGATACTAAAACTTTTTTACCCGATGAAACTAAATTATTATCTACTGTTGTAATTGTAACTTTATAATCATTTCCACTGATATTTGCAGATGTTACTGACTGTATTTCATTATTATCTAATATGATATCATTTGAAATAATTTGATCCTTTTCAAGATTCTCTAGTGATCCAGTTGGCAATTCTAACGCAGCCGTTCTATCATTTTTAATTCTCTTGTTATAGAAAAGAGTTTTTGTTACATTAGTTGGAGGATCAAGAGAAAGTTTTACTTCAGAAACATCAAGATCCATAGATCCAGAATTTTCAACTTCTATAAATTTGAGAGATCCACCAACATCAACAATTGAATTCAATTCAACATCTTTAATATTATCTAGAACTCTGTTGAAGAATCTATAGTTAATTTGAGTTTCTGGATCATAATCAGCACCAAAATTAATTACATCTATTCTTTCAATACCATTAACTACTTTAACTTTATATGGATTTGGTTGATATTCTATCTGACTTTCAGATTCTGGTCTAGTTTCAACTTTAAATCTATCATTATATGTTAATCCATGATCGGTAGTTGTTGTTATCTTAGCATATGGTTTTTTATCTTCAAATACAAAAGTTAGTTCGCTAACATTTTCTCCAGTAACTGATGCAACTTTAGCTGATGGTAAATTACCACCACTTTCACTAGTATCAAAAAGTAGAGTGTCATTAACCTTAAAATTTTGACCTCCATTTTCAATGGTAAATCCTTCTAAGATAGAAGTTTCAAATTTATTTACATTAGAAATTCTAATATCAACTTTAGCATCTCCCTCTGTAGTTGGGAAATAATTATAAATTTCAATATCAGACTCTTCAATAAATTCAATAGGATTTAATTCGTCATCAGTGATGAAAGTATCATCATTGATGTCATAACCTTCTAAAGTAGTGTAAATTGGATTTCCATCTCCGTCATATCCAGTAATTGTTTGAGAATCTTCTAATATAAAATTAAATGAATTGTCTTCTGTTGATAGAGAAGAATTGATATCAGAAGATTTTCTAACTACATCAATATCTGTAGATTCATATGGAGTTCTATATCTAATTACGTTCTTCGGTAAATTAGATTGTAATGAATTTGCTTGGAAATTAAATTGATCTGGTACAGAATAAAATTCATTTCCTACTACATATGGGAATTCTGCAACAGAATTTACTGTACCAGTAATAGTTACAAAGTATGCATAAACTCCTTCTGGAAACTCTGGAGTTTTGCAGAATCTTCCATTATATCTATCTAAAGTTACTCCAGTGGTTAAACTATATTCATAATCTTCAACAAAAGAACCTAATGGATATGTAGTAGTAGATGGTCCATTTAATCTATTATTTTTTAACTTCCATCCACTCTTCATTGGAATATAATTTGGATTTGCTGATCCTGGGTTTGTAGATGGATTCGCAAATCCATATGGACCATAAATAGGATTTCCATCAAATGCCCATCCAATAATAGGAGAGTGTCTAGTTACTTGTTGTATTGGAAGTTCAGTTACAGTATTTGATGTTTCATCATATGAAACATTATCTCCCAATAGATATCTTAAGAATCTTGGATTCTTTGTGTGAGCATACTCAGAACCAAATTGATTATTTTTTCCAATAAAAACATATCCATCCTTAGGATCAAATTTACCTTCTAGTTGAGTATTAATATTAAATGTCCATTTAAAAATTTCTGAACTAAATGAGGCACCAGTACCAATAGGTATAATTTCTACCTTTACAGTGTCTTTATTATATCCAGATCCACCATTTAATACATCAATTCTTTCTATTGATCCTTTATTAACACCTGAAGTATAAATTATTGCTTTTGCTGAAGCATTTTTTCCCTTACTATCTGTAATCACTACCAAAGGTGGTGTAGTATAATTTGATCCTGCAGATAGAACGCCAATACTTCTAACTCTTCCATTAAGAATGATAGCCTGAGCTCTACCACCAGATCCAGTAGTAATTTCAATCTCTGGATTTTCTTGGAATCCTTGTCCAGGATTATCAATCCTGATTGAACTAATTGGACCTCTAACTACAGCATCTAAAACAGCACCAGATCCTCCTCCACCACCTACAATGTTGATCACTGGTTTTTGGAAATAACCAGATCCAGGAGAGTCTACAACAACTCTAGAGATTCTTCCTCCAGATAAAACAGCTGTAGCAAACGCGCCGGATCCACCACCACCAGATACTGTTAAGATTGGAGGTTCAGTATATCCAGATCCACCATTTAAAACTACAATTTCTCTGAGACTGCCATTAACTATTGGTTTTAAAGATACTCCATCTGGATTTTTAATTTGTTGTAAACCTGTGATTGTTTGAATTGTTTTATAAACATTAATCTCAGGATCAAATTCAACATCATAATCTCTACCAGAATTTAAAACATTTACTTGTGATATACCACCAAATCTAATCCTTTTATCCGACTTATAATTGTAAAGGGGAACACCATTTAAGAATAACCCCAACTGTCCATATTCTGTTACTCTTTTCTCAGATACAACTTGAGTTTGCTTTGGAAATCTTTTTAGATATCTTTGATTACCTGGAAGCAATGAATTACCTAAAAATCCTCTTTCCCCGCCAGTCAATCCAATCGGATAAGATGGTATTCCAGATGATGCAATGTAGACATAATCATCCGTTAAATAACAATTTTGAACATCAGTAGTTGACTCTGAAATAATTCTTTCGATAGGTCTAAAATCAGACTTTCCTTTTTCTAGGGGAATTGATAAGTAAATATCACCTACAGCTGATGGATATGTTGATACTAAAGAATTATACTCATCTTCTGTAATGTTTAAATTATAGTCGAAAGTTTTTGCATTAGTTGCAGAAAGATTTTCTACTGTAAATGATCCATTATATACTGCTGGAGAAGCTCCAAAAATTTCAATACTCTGACCTCTTATTAAATTATGATTCTTGACTAAAAGAACTTCGCCTACATATTTTCCTGCTTTTTGTTTTACTTCAATTGAAACAACTTCTTGAATTTTTTTAACATTGAAAATCCAACTGTTAACGAGTGGATAGTTTCTACCAGAAACGTTTGTAATATTATCAGTACCGAGATCCGAAAGACTAAGGATATCACCTTCCAAATAGTTACTGGCTGGATTATCAACAACAGTAGATTCTGTTTTTGAAATTCCGAGAATTTTCATTACTACTTCATCAGGTTGTCCCTGATTATAGTAAACATAAAAATTAGTAGATACTTTAGTTCCACCAGTTGCAAATCTAGATACACCATTTGCAGCTCTAGTACATTCAAAAAATTGATTTAGACTCTTAGATTTATAAGTTACTAGTTCATTACTGACATAGAAGTATCCATTAGTCTCTGGCCAACCAACAGTCGAATCAACTGTAATAGTTGTATCGACTCTATCAATACTTTCCGAAAGTTTCGTTGTATAAGATACTTTAAACTCACCTTCATATGAATTTGTGTCTAAAACTAGTTCATATAAAGTTTTTTTCGATGTCTGTAGGATGGTATATGCATCAACAATAGAAGATGAATATGTGACTTCAGGATCTACATCACTAGCATTTTGTATTATGATATTTCCCAGTACATCTTCAATATTCCCCTTTAAGAGTTCTACTCTCATTATAGTATCTGTAGACCATAATGCATCTGAAGATCTTACAATTTGATCTTTGGGGTATGATACATCTACAACATCATCAAATATAGTTTGAAAGAATGATTCAATAGAAGATTTAGTTCCTTTTATAGCATAGAAATTTTTAATCTTCTTAATTAAATTTCTAATATCATACTGTTCAAAATCAATATCAGGAAATTCTGGAAGAAATTGATTCTTTATTCTTCTTAGGAAGTACTTTAAATATTCCGAATTTTGATTATATACTATCGATCCTGCAGGATGACATTCTGGGAGAGTATTTACATAGATGGTATTTTCATCTTTATCAAATCCTTTAAGACCAGAAGTTCCTCTGGAACAATTCATGAAGGATGATTTTAAGTATCCAGAACCTCTTTCTACAACTTCAAATCCAGTTATTTGACCCTTTCCAATTTCAGCTACTACTTGAGCATTTTTTGGTGATGAAATATAAACAATTGGTGGATTAGAATCTGAATATCCAGAACCAAAGTCCTCAATAATAATGTCAGTAATTGAATTATTAAATAAGATTGCTCTTGCTTTTGCACCAACTCCACCAATATATACACCCTCAGCATCATATCTGTTATCTACAATGTATACAGTAGGAGCTTCTAAATATCCATGACCACCAGAGAGTAGAGAAATTCCAGTTATAGATCCATCTGTAACTTTTACATCCAAAACTTCTGCATTTCTATAATTAATAGCTTTAACTCTTGGAGGATTTTCAGAATCAAATCCTAAACCGCCATTAATAATATCAACATCAACAACTTGACCATTTTCTATGATTGGAACAATAGTTGCAGTTTGGGGTCTATCAACTTTTTTCTCTTCGCCAAATGGTGGTGCATCAACATATAGTTTAGGTCCATTTGTTAGTCCAAATCCACCATCTAAAATTTCAACTCCAGTAATAATATATCCAGTTCCTGCACCACCAGATTCTTCAATAATAACAGCTCCAAATACAGGCATTTTTGGATCAACGACTGTAACTTTTGGTTCAATATCTACATTGAATCCAGAGTTAAGTACCGTCACTTTTTCAATGGATTCATTTTTTATAGTAACAGATGTTTTAATGTTGCCTACATTAGTTAAATTGAAAGAAAGAGATGGAGGATTATCTTTATCATAACCATATCCAGGTTCTACTACTAGAATTCTTCTAATTCCATTAATCAATGGATATGCTGTTGCTAGATCTCCAGTTTCAGCATAAATTTCTACTTTTGGTGTTTCATCATATTCATATCCACTTCCATTATTTTCTACAACAATAGAGTCTAGTTGTCCATTTTCATCAATAATAGAATAAGCTGATGCTCCAGTTCCTATTCTTGGTACTTGTGATTCTATCGATAGGAAGAAAAGATCGTCAGAAGAAACAATATTATTTTTAAAAATAATTCTAGTATCTGTTAAAGAATATTCACTATTTAAGCTCAGAAGATCTCCATTTTTAAACACCAACAAATATCCATCCGATATTGGTTGATATGGAGATCCTTCAAATTTTAAATCAAATACTTTTTTGGGTGAAGTTGTGGATACAGTATCAAGAATTTTTACAGTTTCAGTAACATATCCTTGTAAAAATTCTATAATACATAAATTTGGAGTTGACGATGTAGATTCATTTGGAGCTGTCAAAAACTGCACAGATCCAATAGGAACATTACTATCTTCATTATTAGTTACATAGTCAACACCAGGAGTTAGATAACTATCTCCCAAATTAATAAGAATATGATTGCATGAAGGAGTATATACTTTTTTGCCTAGTAATTTTAGGTCAAAAATTGTTTGTAACCCATCAAACTGGTTTGTAATTTCATCAAGAACAACAAATCTAGATTTTACTCTTTCTGGAGTAATATTTGGAATAAATTTAATTTGAGGAGATAGAGTTCTGTAGTTATACAGAATAATCTCATTATCAATTAATACAGATCCATTTTCTTCAGGGAATCCTCTAGTAGAACTTACTACTATTTCATCGTCAATTTTTTCTGTATTTTTAATTAATGTTGTTTTAGAAATTAATTTGTCTGGAGTATAAGAATCCAAGTCATAATAATTTGTTAAATTATAAATGACATCTAATGGATACGACGATCTCTCAAGACTTTCGTAATAATACTTGAGTAAGTTTGTAAATTGTGGAGAATCTTCTCTTATAAAATCTGGCAGCAGAGATTCAACATTAGATGAAGTTACAAGTTTTTCTTCCATATCCTTTTTGAGATTTTATACGTTATTAACTAAAACAGTTGTCTTGAGGTGATCCAGTAAAGTCTTCATATGATATAGGATTATCAAAGAATGAATCTGGGATAATATCATTTGGATTGGTTCCACCGCCAGTATCATCAGAACCAGTATTTGACCCTCCAGGACCGCCAGAACCATCTGAGGTTCCTCCAGTACCTGTTCCAGCGCCAGTACCTGCTCCTGCACCGCCATCACCCGTTCCGGCGCCTGAACCAATGTCTCCTAATAATGGAGGCGGAGTCCAATCAGAATTAGAATCAGTACCCCCGCCGACACTTGAATCAAAGATATCAATTACATTGGGGAATCCTACTTCTGGAATAGAATCATATGGGAAAGTCACTGTTGGGTCTTTTGGTATAACAGAAATTGGAATTTCTGTTGGTTCACTTATATTTATTGGACCAATACAGAGTTTGCCAGTTGAATAATCAATAAATCCAATCTTTTCATTAACAAACACTTTAGCTCCATTTTGAATATAAAAAAGTCTAATATTTCCTTTGTTGTCATCATCTAATTGTAAGATTTGTGGAAATCCTGTTATTCTAAATGATCTAGATTTCAAATTTGGAGATAAACAATCCAGAGGATCTCTTAATGGAACTCCAAAATCAAAACAATAGGTTTGATCCTTTCCTTTGTTAGAAACAATATGTTGTCTAAGTCTGATAGATAAATTGGTTGAAGTTATAGCAGGATCAGAGTCATCAATAAATTTAACTATTTTACTATAATTTAAAGTTCCCCCAAATTTATTGAAATTTTGAGCAGCAAAATTTCTAAGAGAATTAGTTACTGAGTTATAAATTTGTTGTTGATTTTTTGTACTTACTGCAGAATTAAATCTGATTGTAACCTTAGGATCAACATAATATCTTCTAGCATCTAAAACTACAATTTCAATAGAAGCCACTGAATATTTTTTCAAATCTCTAACTATTCTTCTCTTAGTTAAAGCATTCAATAATGTTTTATTTTTATTTTGAATAGTTACAAAAACTTTCCCATACTGGGGTGGTCTTAAATTTTCACCACCAACTACATTTATAATTTCAGTCTGTGGATATACTATCCTAGTTAAAGTTTCATAATCCTTTGATGTTACAGCTCTTGACTGAGTGGCATAAAACTTTGGAGCATTAAACTTAATCGATTCAATACTTTCTCTTTGAGATCCACTTTGAGCTCTATTTAAAACTTTTAAGATTGGCGACTGTTGAACTTGCCTACCATAAGAATCTATTACAGTTCCTAAGAATGTTACTTTTTGACATCCATTAGCTTCTTCGCCACTTGTAATTAAATATTCTAAATCAATTACTTCTCCATCAATTAACTTTCTTCCAGATTTACCGTCACCAAAAAATACTTCATATCTAGTATCTTCAACTTCCTGTAAGAAGAATATTTTTTGATTTGGACCAACAGAAGTCAAAGAATCTGCCATTCTATATCTGTCTTTTTGTGTTGATTGAGAACTTGGTCTGACGATTACAGATAGAGTTCTAGTATCAACATTAGAGTTTGGAATTACAAATTTTTGACTTTGATTAGAGTCTACATTATAAGAATAATTTAGTATGGTTCCTTCATATAACATAATCCCAACAAACTGACCTCTACCATTAGTTTGGTTTACAGTTGTTGTAATATCATTTAAAGCATTAAAAATATAACCAGTTTGATTTTGTAGAGATGATGATAAAACTGGTCCTTTTTTTAACGTTATAGTAGATGGATAGTCTCCATCTGGACCCCTCAAAGTTTGAAAAGCTATACTAACTCTAATTACAGAGGCTTGAACTGATCTTGGGGTATAATTTAATAGTTTAGCAATTTTAATTATATTGTCTCTAATTGTCGCAGTTTCTAGGAATAATTCGTTTGCAGCTAAATTTCCATAGAAAGCTGAATATTGAGTATTATATGCTAATACATCAATTAAGTAAGATAAAGTGGAACCTTCAAAATTGTAGTCTGTAAATTCCTGTCTTGTTTTTAGGTATGACTTTATAGATTCCCTTATTTCGTAGAAATCTAAGGTAGTTAGATCTGATGGCATTTATCGTGGCTCTAATAAAAACGAAAGTTCTTTTGTTTCTAATTCACCTACAATTTTGAATTGTATTGTACAATCAAGTTGATAATCTTGTTCAGTCTCTGATAAAGAAACTTCTTCAATTTCTATTCTTGGTTCATACAGAGTTAGGACTCGGTATATTTCAGTTTTAATTTCATCTAAAATTATAAAATCAATAGGTTCAAATAATAAATCAGTTACTTTAGACCCAAAAAAAGGTTCATATAGTTTTTCACCAGGTTTAGTAAGAATGATGTTTTTAACTGCATTCTTAATTGATGTATCATCTTTTAAAATATTTATGTCTCCAGTAAGAGGATTTCTAGCCAATGACAAACTAATGTCCTTAAAGGATCTAGATTCTTCTGGAGTTATTTCGTATTTATATTCCATTTACCTATTGTGTTAGTTTGTTAGTGCCACCTCTCGACATAATCATCAAATCCATCTTTTCCACCACACCATTTAGAATATCTATCGTTTGGAATACTATATTTTTGTTTTTTGAGATGTTTTTCGCTTCCATAATCAGTGATTAGACATGATGTACCATGCTCTTTGATCATAAAATCAACATCTCTATCTGGATTTGGGTGAATTGCCATAAAAATTCTCCTAAAAGACTGTTTTCACAGAACTTTTAAGGAGGTTGCTATCTCCCTAACGCTATTTATCAAACAAATTGATGTCTTCACCGAGAATTTCTCTCATCATTTCATCATTCCAATGAGAATAATACCCAGCATCTCTTAAAATTTGACGATGTTTTCTTAATTTTTCTCTATCTTGCATCAAAATTAAGTTATATTTACCATTGTTTGTCTGCACTCCGTTTATAAAACTATTAGAAGTTGCGTGATCTTCTAAAAATATATACTTTTGATGAGTTTTATTGTAAAAATTGGTCCAAAATTGAACACTTTGCAGATCAAAGTAGTCTTCAACAACATAAAAAACGACATCATACCCAGAAATGGGTACAATGTCTTCTGCTTGACACTCAATAATCTTATATTTTGCTTTAGAAGCAAAGGGACAGACAGAAAAATTTCCTAATTCTGGTCGGAATTTAGAAATTTTTCCAATCCATTCATCAATATGAGTTTCAATTTCGTTCATCCTTGACCACGATAACGCTTTTTACGTCCATTTCGTGAAGAAGATCCCAAATGAGTATTAATACTCCGTCCTTGACGAGTCTTTTTGGGTTTACCTGGTGTATAATTTGTTTTTACGAGACCAATTTTTGCTTTTGCCATAATTACAATCCTACATAAACGTTTACTGATCCTGTTCCAATGTAACTTAAACATGGCGGGCCCAAAGGATCACCGACTGCTGCCATATTTCTACCTTCAACAAACACTGATTTTGTCAAGGCTTTTACCGTTCTAATATGTCCAACTCCCCCCATATCTTCTGCAGTTAAAATACTGCAACTACATGGAGTTGGAATTGGTGGTCCTGGAGGAGAAGGAACCAAAACAATATTTGTGCATGGACTTGGATGTGGAATTAACACATCGCCCATTCTTAATGGAATAATTCCATTAACCAATACTGTGCTTGGATATGGTACTAGTGGTGCTGTTACCAATGGAGGCCAAAAGCAAGTAGCATTTTTAGTTGCTAAAGGCCTTGGAGGCATACAGGGTGGACCAGTTGCATGAATTGCAGGAGGTAAACAAATACCATGCCCTGTACACATTCCTGATACTAACCCTGCTGGACGACAAGCTGCCATATTTTATAATTGATAATCGTCTTGATAATTTCTAGTTATCCTAGACCATCTATTGGCCTCTGGTGTCAAATTATTTATGAATGTTTTTTGAAATGGAAGAGTTATAGATGATATTGTAGAAGATCTAGGTGTACATGTTTCTGATGTAGAGGTGGAAGTTCCACCAGTTCCACCAGTTCCACTACCGCTTGATGTGGTAGTGGTTACAGTATAACATGGACCACAAGGAGTGGCAAACATATTAATTTGCAGAGAAAAACTAAAAGTTTTATCCATTCTTTCATCTGCATCATATCGATAAGGTTGTATTTTTTCAGTAGAAGTTGACTTTGGAAGAAGATCAAAACTTTTTACTGGACCATACTCTTTTACTTTATTATTAGAGGGCCCTGGGCCACCATTATAAGGATTACTTTCATTTTGAGAATTAATATCACTAATTGCAGTATTAGCTGATGAGTGTACATTTGTCAATATGTCAGCAGTTGCCTTTGCTGTTGGTGTATTAGCTTGTGATATACTTTGAAATGTTGAACTTTGTATTCCACTTTTTTGTTGAAAATTAGATTCTTTTGCAATGGATAAATTTGATTGAGTTACATCTACTTTTACTCCCATAAGAGCTAAAGATTTTTTAGAATCAATAGAATTTTTTCCACCACTAACAGGATTTGTGTGTACTAATTTTTTGGCAGAATCAGTTTCAACTCCTTTAACATAGTGTTCATATTTAATTGTTGATGTATTAACACTTAGACTATCTTTGATAGCTTTAGTAACATCTTTATTTGAATCTATATTATATGAATTTTTTGATTTACCACTATTTGATTTCTCAAGAGCCTGATTTAAATTTGAAAAAATATATTTTGGAACATCTTGACTTTGTAATTCTTGTCCAGATTTTTTAACAGTTTGTCCTGTACTTAAACTTGAATTATTAATTAATCCTCTTAACTCTTGAGATGAACTTGAAGAAATAGTGCCGTCGGATTGTAATTGTTGAATTGATTGATTAATATTTGACGGTGATGTAGTTTGAATATCACTATCTAAATTTAATTGTTGGTCATCTATCGTAGATATAGTTGATGTTAAATTTGATGATGAACCTACATTAATTCCTTGAGATTGTAATTGTTGAATTGATTGATTAATGTCTGATTGTGTTGCGGTTTGAACTGTAGATACATTATTAAATTTTTTTTCTGATGAGTTTACTGTATTACTTAATTGTTCTATTGTTTGTTTTGGATAATTTTCCGATTTTAACAATACTGATACTGAATCTATAGAGGCCTGTGATGATGTTTCTCCAGAAGCCTGAACAGAATTTCTTTTTGTTGCTTCATCTATTGCTTTAATAGTAGAATTGCTAAGGCCAGACCCACCTTCAATTTCATAGTTTGTTTTTTCAATGGTAACATCACTGGATTTATTAATTGGTTTTGTAGTTTGCTTTAGCCAATAAACCTTCTTTTGATCAAATTCCCATCGACCATAAATTGCGGCCCTAGTCTGTATATTTCTACCGGCTTTAACTTTGAATGACAAATTATTTGGACCAGTGATTGTCATCTCTGCTTGAAATCTGGCATTAGTTGTTCCGACTTTTACATGTGCCATATTAATGTCTGTCATATTTCTAACAACTTCTGCTGTAAATGTATATGTTACATTACCATAAGTTCTATTAAATGTTGGAGTCCATCCTTTCCCAACCCACGTTCCAGAAGTTGTTACTTTCGTGACCTCATTAACGGTAAATGTCAAAGATTCCCCTGATGTTAATTTTCTAGATCCACTATTGTACTGAATTAGAATATGTTTGCAGTTAGTATCTGCAACATAGAATTCTGGATTCACTTCTCCACCAACAGTTCCTGTCTCAGAATTAATTGCTTGTGTAGAACATGTAATGACAGATGATTTTACATAAGATCCATGGGATATACTTCCATAAACTGCAGTTCCTCCAGTACCTCCAGAAGCACTACTTGTTGAAGTACTTCCTCCAGTTCCAGTTGAAGTCCCACCTATAAATGGAATAGCAGTGGGAGTAGATTTGCACTGAGTTGCAATTAAATTTTCTGGTATATCCTGTGGTATTCCACATGTAGGAACAGCAACTCTAGTTTGAGTTAATCCTATACCAGACATTGCACTTTGAACCTGAGCTCCAGTGGTATCAATAATGCAATAAAAATAATCCTGACCCTGAGTAACGCAGGTATCAAGATCAACAGGAGTATATAATGTTTCTAACTGTGCTTGAGTATAACCATTTATCCACCAGTTATTGCCACTAACAGATGATGGATAACGTAAGATACTACTAGAGTAGGTATTAGTTTCATTTGTATTTGAATTAAGTATTGATACTCCTGGATTATAACATCCAGTTTCTGCATAAACTTTAATTGCCATTATCCTTATTTAACTTATCTAGTTGTTTCTGATAATCTGGGGCATCAACTTGAAATGATTCTTCCATCTTGTCATAGATGTCATCAATCTGTTCAAAGATCTTATCAAGTACACCGCCAAGAGGAGTGTACTCAGAATCATTTCTAATTCGATATTGTGGAATCCAAGAACTAGGAAGACGTTGTTCAATACGTTCAATACGTCTTGTGACTTCAACAAGTTGACGATGCACTTCAGCCATCTCAGGAGTTATACTGAATAATGACGAAAGAGATTTAACTTCGTTTAAATTTTCACTGTTCATAGTTATCTTCCGTAAAACCAATCAACGAATATCTAAAACTATCTATATAAGAATTTGAATCAATATGAGGTGAGTGCCACATATTACCATCATAGATGACAAGTCTATTATATTTCATTTCGGCTGTAAAGACCTTCTGAAAATTTTCATCTCCATCAAAAACTTTCCAATCTTCCATCACAGGTAGAGTACGAAGATACTGATAATATTGTCTTAACTCTGAATCACTTTCATCTCGGGTTAACGCGCCGCCCATTGCCCAGAAATCAGTGCCACCACTACACTCTTCATTCATCCAAAGATTAAACACTAACGGACAATGATCTACATGTGGGAGATAATTACTCTCACGACTAGGCATTCTGCCTGAGTATATGTTAGTAGACCAGGAAATATCAAGGGTGTTCGCGCCGATATCGAATGTTGATGAGAGATATTCCGTAATTGCTCTCATGAACACTCTTGGTATTTCCTGTTTCCAACCAGGGCAACCATCTATACGGTAATCATCGTTACTGTATGCGGGAAATGTATCGAGAAACTCCGTGAAATCTTTCGGATTTTTTAAAAAATTGTCTATTGTAACAAACCTATGCCCTAGAACTTCCTGTACGGTTAGTTCATGGGCATAGTTTATCTCTGTAATCTTTTCAATTTCAGATCGTGAATAGATTCTCATGCTTTACGAACAATAAAACCACCATTCTCTTCATCTTCTTCCCACTCTAAATCATCACCAATCTCCCAGTTGAGGCTTTCTAGAAGCTCCTCTGGTAGGGTAATGTAATAGTCATCTGATGTCTCATCATATTGTACATGTGTTGTGTAGGTATTTGACATATCTAACATCCTAAATTAAACCAGTATTTACCACCACTGTTCCTCCATCCAAAACTAGTACATGCTGGTTGTGGATATACTGGAACAACTGGTACTGGTGTATATATACGAGATCTTCTACGACATGGTACTTCTTCTACAAATGTTTCCATTTCATACCGACCAGGCACCCATCCATAAGATGTCAACACAGGTTCCTTCCACACGGGTACTGTCCGAGACTTTGTGCATACTTCTTCGTAATACTGTGCTTGGGAAGGCTGTGGAAAACTAAACAGTCCTACCGTTGCAATACCTACGAGGATTTTTTTGGCTGTGGAAAACTCCATTTTGTGATCTCAATTAGTACGATGATTATATAGGTAATTTCGTGGTAAAACAGAATCACCCTGGGAAGAAATTTTGTGGCGAAAAATTTTTTCATTTCGGAATATATCGATAGGTCGTTAGGGACCGTTATAGATTAGCAAAGGACCCTTTTTTTATATAGAGGGCGCCCCCACCGACCCCGAAAACCCCCGCCACGACTGCGATCTCAGTGCTGTTTGCTACATTTATGCGGCCTTGCTGCAGGTGTTGTTGTTAGTAACTGCCGAGGCATCAGCAATAGCACCATGGAGGAATGCCCCCTTAGGAGCTGCATTTGCCCATGCACGCTGACCCGTGAGAGCTTTCACACCACGACGCGAAGGCTTAAGCACAGTGTACTTGATTTGCCCTTGCACATCAGCGACCAGCAGATCGAGTTTGCTAGCGGTTGCGGCGTTGATCATGTTCATTCCTGATTACCTTGTAATAATACCACGGGGGCAGGTGTTTGGCAAGCGGTAGCAAATAGGAATTTTTCTACCTGTTCTGAGTATAATCGTCTGGGGCATTCGTATTCCCCAGGATCATACTCAAAATCTAAATCTACATCCCATTCCATAAGCGAGTGAGTGAAAGTGTGTTAGAGAGGATGCCAGAGGGGTCTGGCAGATCTTATCAATAGTTGTCGTATCTGTCGTAATCCTTATAACTTTTCTTGACTGATTTCTTCTTCTTGGGCTTAGACTTGCCTTTGAAGTAGTTGTCAGTCCTCTCGTAATAGTTGTCCTCATAAGCTAGCTTATAGAGGTCTCGGTTATCCTTAGGCTTGGCCATTAACTTAGAGCTACTTTGTGTTTGAACTTGGAACAGTGTCATTATACTGAGGATGAGAGATTAAGTCAAGCCCCCATCTGTCAGTATTTAGGAACTTTGGAGGATTTTGGGGGTTGCCAAGAGAGAGAAAGTGTGATAGCCTGCGGGCTTAACTTGCATCGCCCAGAGACATTTTCTCTCAAGCACTTTCTCTCTCTATAAATCACTCAAGCATGTTTTTTTAGCCATTTATTAGTTTTCCACAATTTCCACAGTTAAGCAGCAAATTGTGGAAAACTTTACGGAATCACTTACATTGTTGTGGAAAGTTCATCGCATAGGAGTGATTGAAGCAACTATCCCTAAGTGTAACAAAGGTCAGCAATCCTCCCAAGAATGCTATAAACATACCGACAATGATTAACTCCGTTTTGGTGATAGTTTTTTCAGTCATGTTTTGTTTGGAAGGATTAACTGGTGTGATCATGTTAAGTATAAATCAGAAGTCAATCTCTTGCAGAGTGGGTACACCTAGGATGGACTCAATCATGGGAGATTCGATGACATCATAGGACGAAACATTGTCACTGGCAATAGCATCAAGAATAGAAAGAATCTGTTCCCCGTTGTTACCTTGACGCAGCATGGAGATCATCACTTGCTTAGACATAATGTGTTTGTTCGTTGTTAGTGAATGTGTGTTTGTTGAGTGTCTTTATCGGTCGGAGATTTCCAACCCTTTAGAGTGGCGCACTCCCTCCACTTTGTATCATTTAGAGATAACCGTCTTCGTCTACTTTACCCCATTGAATACAACCATCGTACAGGGCAATGTAATAGCGAAACAGTGAGATCTCTAGGATAGCAGTGTTCTCATCTTTGAGTTTTGTCATTGTATCACGCAGGTCAAAGTTGAAGTAGAAAGTATCAGCGGGGGTGGAATTGGTGGAGATTTTCATGATCAAAGAAATTCGGCGATGTAATAGTCAACAGTGATTTCGAGTTCTGCGGCTCTTTCTTCAAGTGCAGAATCGAACGCATCATCTATCTCGTTACGTTCATCTTCGTGGTTTGAGAATAGATCGAGTGTGGATTTGTGCATGAGTTGAGAGATAATGAACTTGAACACTTTCAGTTGAGACGCATACCAGAGAAGAAGGGAACTACAGTGCCATCGGCCATACGAAACTTCCAATCATAGTTCTTTTGGAATACACCTTCACCACCGATTCCATGTGCAGAGAGAAGAGCATTCAGACGCGATTTGGTGGTGTTGGTTTGATGTCCACCGTCAAAGATACGCATCCAGGTGTCACCAATTTCAGCAATCTTGTGACCGTACAGATACACATAGGAAATACCGTCGATGTTCACAACTTCGGTATTGTCTTTCTTCCAATCAACCTCACGGGTGATGGCGGTGTTCATTTGCTGTTCGATCTTACGCATGGTTTGAGTAGCGTTGGTTGGTGTGGGGGTCGTTTCCCTCCCCCCGATGAACATAGAATAGACCAAAACCAGGGGGAAGGCAACGGTCTGGCTGATCATCTTTCCTTATGGGACTGATCAGGTGGCCTTATCAGTTGAACCAGTGTGCCAACTCGGCCAATTCGTTAGCTTTTTCCTCCAAATTGTCAACAGTCAGATCAGCCATCAGTGCATCCACATCTTCTTGCGGAACATAATACAAATCACCATTGATTTCAGCAGCAATTTGTTCAGCGAGTGCGTAGCAGCGATCTTGCAGGGACATGGTAAAGTTGAGAGTTTTCAGATCTTCAGAGGAAAGAGTAAAGTTCATGCGGCGATTGCAGATTCCATGTTCACTTCTTTGATCT